CCTGCCGACACATCACCCAACATCCTCAAAGTAGGCATGATCTGATTAGCAGCAATTCCATAATTCATCAACATTTGCGCAGAACCCCTCAATGGAGCCTGTTCAAATGGAGTTGCAGATGCGTACTTCTGAATCTCAACCAACATTTCCTTTGCCTTGGTTGCGCTCCCCAACATCGTTTCAAAACTAATGGATACTGATTCAAGTTCCGCTGCCAAATGAATCGCATGTTGGGCTGTACCGAGTAATCCAATCACACCTAACCCGGCTGCAATCTGTGCTCCATACTGTTTCATGGAATTGGCGAAACGATCAACGATGGAGGTGGATTCGTTAATCATCTGTTTGAACTGAACAGAATCACCAACTAAACGGATCACGAGCCTTTCTATTTCCTGTTCGTTCGTAATACACACTCCATTCTATTCAACTACATACCCGGTCGGGGTCCAGGTCTGCCGGGTTGACGTGCCTTCGCTGCTGCTTCCCGTTTACGATCTTCGATGTAGGCTTTGGACTTGATAGTGGGGTCAATGGGTTTCGTGGTAGGTACAAACTTAAGTTTGAAATTTTCGAGTGTGGCTTCCACCTTACCAAAAATCCCTTGAACCACATTAGTCAATGACATGATGTAGTTATCGGTACGTGAAGGCTTTTCCCACTGTTGTTCCCGCCACGCCATGTACATTAGATATTCGCGATACGGAATCCGCTTCATGAGGATTCGTAGTGGACCGATATGACCTAGCTTAAATGCGAGCCAGATCCATCCTTCGTATCGCTTGGCGAGTTTTTTGCTTTTTCTAAGCCCTTTTCTTCGAGGTCACTAATCTCTCGAATCTTGTTATATAGTTTCTTAATAGCTGAACTGTTCCACTTTTTCACTACGTCCAAAGTGTAGGGAGTACGCTCATCCTTGGGACCAAGTAAAAACACACAGCGACTCACCAAGAATGGTTCTGATTCTGCCAGTCCATGCAACTTACCCTCGATTTGACTGTCACGCATAATGACGTGTTTCAACGCCATGTTGCGGTATTCTGTCGCCGTCTCACCGTCAGCACTGACAATGATGTGGGGCTTACCGTTCAACTTGACCTTGACTTCTGTCAGTTCAAGACTTATATCTTCCATTTCCTCTGTGATAACAGGTATAGATTCTGGGTCGATTTCACCGTGTTCACTTAGTTCTTTTTTCATTGTTCGTGTCAACTTTCATAAGTAAAGAAAATCCCATCCTTGGGTCACTATCCACTGATTAACCAGCAGTACCAGAAGCAGCCGTATAGGTTGGTCCAGCCTCAAGACTGTTCACATAGTCCCAATCGGTTTCGATAATCTCAATCTCAGCCGTTGGCTTTTCACCTTCCTTGAATGCATCGAATTTCACGTCTTTGAAGTACCCATAGTAGGCGTAGGTTGAACCATCGGGGTAGTGTTCCGTGATGGTCCCTTCGATGTTAATCATCGCCTCTGCCTCGTGGCGAGTACCGGCACACAATTGACCCTTCATTTTGCCACCCATTGCGTTAATCAACGCTCTAGGCCGCTTCGTGTGATACTTGTTATTGAATTGAGTACTCGTGTTGATTGGGTCACCGCCGTCGACACCTTGGGGCGTGACTTCAATTTCCCAAAAGTTGACAGCTAGATTTGCAGAGTTCGAAATCAGGATCTTAAATCCCTGATCGACCTTCTGTGCTGTTGGTGTGGATCTTGCATTGGCGGTTGGAGCAGCCATGTTCCATTTCTCCTAATCAGGCGGTTTGAATAATGTCCACAATCGCGTTGATTGTATATAGACTTCGCTTTGTTGCACTGGCTTCTCTACCTAGAGACAGTGGTCCACTTTTTCGAGTGATTGCGCCCACAAAATATGTACCACCTGACGTTGTGGCGGTCGGATGGATGATGGTGGTTTGATGATAAATTTCCTGATCCATAGCAACAACAAGTTGATTCGATTTTCGATAGGCGACTTGTGGGTCAACTGCACGTACTTTGAATTGAATACCCCAGAGTTCACTCATCTGTCCCGTGACTTGTACTCTGCCGCTATTTACGGGGTCTGTGTTAGTGATACATACGATATCGTCGGGGGATGCAAGTTCTGAATCGACACTGACAGGCCATATCAACTTTGCCGTACCTGCCAAATTTGGATCTTCTACATAACCCAAGTCGATTAGCAGTTGTGCAATCACATCCGCCGGTGAATCGTTGAATTGTCCGAGGAGTAACGTCATGTAACAGCCCCGGAAATCGCAATGGGAAAGTTCGTTTCAAGAGCTTCAAAGTAGGTAGGAACTCCATTAGCACGTTGAATCGAGTATTGACCTCCGGGTACTAAGTCAGCAAATTGGACATTGTTCATTCCGCTCCCTGATGTGATGGTTCTTGTACCCACATTGATTGACAGTCCTACCGCATCAATTGGTAGTTCTACTACTACCAGCGTATGGACAATTCCACTAAGTGGATTACCAGATTGGTCATAACAGGTCAAGTAGCCAGTCACCAACCCGGTAGCACTAATCTCAGGTGTGAACTGTGTCAGATCAATTTCTATACTCTGATTTGAACTGACTGTGATTGTCTGTGAGTTTCCATTGAAGCCACTGCATAATGCGGCAATTTGAAAAGTGCCATTACTAATGAACAGTGGGGCTGTCCCTGTATTGTCTGTCTTATTAGAAGCAACCTTAACCCCGTTTGAATTAGCAGAGATAGAAGCATTCGTTAAAAGATTTCCACTTCCATCCTTGACAGTCACTAAAATCGTATTTGGACCAGACCCTACAGCACCGTTAATCTCACCTTGTAAGACGATGTTCGTGACGAGTTTGACCCCGTCCCATGCAACATCTGAATCTCCAATCCCCTTACCACCAACAATGAAGGTCACTGAGTCAATAGATGTGTTCACAGACGTTAAATCAACTCCAAAACGCGCAGTAGCTCCATCATCGGCAAATTTAGAAGTAGATAATGCGGAACCAACAGCAGTAGACCCTAAGTAGGGTTGTGCTGTTACCGTGGCCGAAGAAATGTAGCGTACATCTGTATGGACTGTCATCAGTCTTGCGCCTGAATAATGATCGTTGAACTTACAGTATTACCAACAATATCCATCTTTGGGATCATTGCCACACGTAAGCGTTTTGATGCTTCATTCACAATTTCAGTGAATTCACGTTCACGTTCGCGCTTATCTTCCATAGACTCACGTTTAAGTCTGTCAGATTTTGATTCTTCAACTTGTTCTGCGTCAGCAGTGTCTTGAAATTGTTTCACTTGCTCGTCCGTTAGTTCTTTCATTGTCAAATCTTTCAAGAGACTGGTGTTAAGATTCCGTACACAACGGGTCCACTAACAATCATGCGTCCTGTATTGTCGACTGTGTAATACCACCCCGGAAATAGATATTTCTGATATAGTGTACCGTCTGGTTGCAAAGCTGTTGCTCCACTGACAACACCATTCGTAATTACTGCCGTTACTTCATAGACTGCATCCGAGAACGCTGTCGGCAATTCGCGTTTGACATCTGCAATTTCAGCAAGTGCCTTTGTAAAGTAAGCTGTCAAAGCGTTGACCGTCAATCCTGTTGCCGGGTCGATATAAGTATGCGTGGCGAATGTGTCCAAGATGGCTTGCATTCGAGTCACATCACGGTCTGAAGCCCAAAATATCTCCCAACCTTGTTTGAAGCGTACTTCATCATTTTGGGCGTACCCGTTGAAAATGTTCATCAGATTGTTGCATTCGGTGACAACATCTTGATCTAGTTGGACTGGGATTAGTGCGAATGTCATATTTCAATATCCTGAAAGTTCGATGAAACCCGTTGATGTCGTGCCTGTCACGGTGACTGCGGTACTGCTAACCGTCGTCACAATTCCACCAAGTGATTGACTCAGCACTTCGGGCGTATTGGTGAATGCAACAGGGAACGTGTAACTTGCTGCCCCAAGTAAAGCATTGCAATAGATGACGACACGTTTGTAGGACGTACCTGCGAACGGCTGACTGAATGTTGCGTTGCCGCTTGTTGCTCCGCTGACGACTGTTTGAGTTGCTGATGGGCGGAATTGACCCGCATCTACATTGCTTTTTCCATACCCTGCCGGAGTTGAAAAATAATGTGTACCGTCACAATAATAGCTATTATTTGTGCCGTCACTGTACATATAGCTATTTGAACCAGTCTGAAGATTGAAAGCCTTAGGATAGCCCGATAACGCTAGACCCCCAGCATTGATTACAACGTTCTGACTCGTGTCAATCGCAATCGCAGTCACACCAGCCGACTGGATATTTACCCCTCTTGCAGTCCCACCGCCTGAACCTTGCTCACTGCCAATCGTGTAATTGCCAGCCGCTGTACGGATGACGAATCGGCCGTAGGATGTACTCGACGTGTAGGTTTCGTACCAACGGGCTTCTTGTGCATTTGCACCATTCTGCATTGCTAAGATGTTATTTGCTGGCACATACAGATATGCCGTTGTCGGTGTTCCTTCAAGCGAGTTACCTATTCCAAATGAGCCATCACCACCAGTTCCGACAGTCATCCCCAACGTACCCGGCGAATACATCTTGGAAGAACTGTTCCCAAGTGCCAGTGTAAATGCTGCTGCAAATGGGCTTGTGATATTTGCTGTGCCATTGACGAGTTTTAATCCGCCTGTTAGGGCGAGATTCCCAGCTTTATCAACACTGAATTGTGGCGTCCCACCAACCTGCAAATCCATCAACAGCGAACCGGACGCACTTGCCGTATTGGTGACATTCACCAGCAGTGGAGCGTCAAATGTCGTGGCTGAATTGTTCCAAGTCTGCGTAATACTTAATGCTGGAATGTTTGTGGTGATTGTGCCGCTGTTGATTGCCACTTCGCCGGTAAATGTCGCACCTGAGAGAAGTGCATAGAGTGCAAGATTCTGGTCACCTGTATTCGTACCAGATAGATTCGCTACTGCCCCATTCGCCAACATCGCATTACTGATTGCACCATTGGCAATAGCTGTTGCTGCGCCTGTCGATGTCACCGGACCTGTGAGATTGCTCACGGCAGCGAGTGAGCCTAATGTTGGTTTTCCACTCAGATCGGAATAGGCTCCGGATGTTGCAACTGCTGCAAGAGAAGGTTTTCCACTCAAATCAGAATAGGCACCACTGAAGCCAACAGCAGAAATTGCAGAACTATTTGCTTTTGCATTCAACGCATTCTGTAAGTCAGTCTGATTACTCAGAGTGCCTGTGATCGACCCCCAAGCTGGTGAGACGGGAGGATTCGTAACAACGAACGAGTTCAGACTAGTACTCCACGACCAATACTGCCCATTGACTGTAGGTACAGTTGGTGCGGCCAATAATGGTGGAGTACCATTTGGTAAGATCGCTGGAATTAGTGTGGCAACTGGCATAGAGATTTTGTTTAGTCTACTGGTTTATTGACATTCCGGCGAAAAAGTGGCCACACAAAAACCCCATTGCAAATATCAACGTGGGATGCGTGACGCCAGTCTGTTGGATGTAATAACTGACACTGTACTTCACTCCATAACGTTTAACGGCAATCAAATCCCAAATAGCAATGATGATACAACACACGGTGAGTATCAATCCACTCGTTGTCATTGTGACCATGTTCAGCAACCCTGCATTGACAGCATAGATTGATACATCGTAATCATTCCATTGTAAGAACCCAGTAGAGTCACATCACTGTTGTATTGGGTAATCGCAGCATTGTAGGCGGTCATTGCTGCTGTAGCCGCTGCTCCTGCTGCTGTTACCGCCGCGTCATCCGCTAAAATTGTGGCAGTGATGGCGGTAACAAGTGCCTGATTGGCTGCAATAGCGGCATTGATTTCATCACAAGTCATTCAACTAGTCCTTGTTTTTTGAGAATAGAATAAGCATTGTCTTCATTTGTTCTAGGTCGCTCGACGTTCGTTGTCTGGTGTACTTGCAGTCCATCGAGTTTGTTCATCTGTGTCTGATGGAGCATGGCGATAACACACGTTTGTGCCATGAAGGCAAGTGTCAATACCAGCAAGCCTCCACCAGTAACAGCCGTATTTACCTTTTGAGCGAAGATGATCTTATCTGTAAACGATTGTGGTTCTTTATGCTTAACCGTCCCAGATTCTTCAGTCATCATGCTTCCTTTTTCGGTTGGTTTTCTAAGTGTCTTTCCAGCTCTTGTTGCGCCAAGTCGGCCGCATGGATATCTGATGCTGATTTAGTCAGTTGGGCAACTCGATGCAGTGCCTCCGCTAACTTTTTCAAATGGACAGTTGTAGCACCGTTCACGTAGGCTTGAGTCTTGATCGCAATTTCTTCAACTTTGTCGACCTTATCCACCAAGTATTGATGGATCTGACTTGTATCTTCCGTGACTTGCGCCTGCTTCGTAGCAACTTCTGCAACCTTTTCGGCTGCGATATCCTGCTTAGTAGAAACCTCCGCTACTTTTTCCGTAGCTAGATCTTGTTTAACAGCGACTTCGTTGACCCGTTGTGCAATCAACGCCTCACGTAGGATTTTGTTCTTTTCTTGAAAATACCCGATGATGATCTGTACGGTACTCGTGATAATATTCGTTAGAGCTAGTCCAATTGCTCCAATAATCAGTACCCAACCATCTGGTCCAATCGCAGCAAGTAGCATCACCGACTCCATTCAAATATACCGATTACGCGAGACCGATCAGAAATTTGATTGCGAGGATTGCTACAAAGGCCACAACACAGATCCAGAATATTTGGATGACCCAATTCGGAATGGCAATACCAAATTGATTAAGAGCAACGTACATGATGCCCACACAAGCAGCAATCACGATCACAATGATGATCCAGTGCATAATTCCAAAGCCCCCTTGGGCGAGTAGTAACATATTTGTCATTTGTTTCCCTTTGCTGTGTCAACTTTATCTACTAAAACGTTTGTTGCCGCTTTAACTTCTTCTACTTTTTCAGCAGCCTCAGTTTGTTTCATGGAAACTTCCTTGATGGCTTCATGCGTCTGTTCTTGATTGTCAAGTACCTTCGCAACGGCGACTGTGGTTGCCTTTGCCTGTTCCGCTCGATTGATTTCGTGTTGATTAGACAACCACATTTGCCACATTGGTAGAATAATCGTACTACCGAGTAACGTGATAATCGCGGACCAGAACGCTACTGGACTAACGCCACCGTTACCCGTACCTGATGGAGTTGGAGTTGGATCTGTCACTTTCATCTCCTTCGATTTAAGGGGCAAACGCCATTGGGGCATCCGCCTGATTGTGTCTGTCGAACGATTGGCATTGATACGCGAGCCTGTTCACCGTGCATCTTCCCATGAAGTCGATTCTTTTCATCTTGAGTTAATCCCTTGAGTGTTTCAGGACTCACCCCGTGCGTATGGATCAAGTGACTGTCTGAAGTGTTGTGTCCATCAACATACCAAGGACTATAGGCGTGATAATTTTCTTTTGGTCTTCTTGACTGTGGTCCAAGTGATTGGTCGATACTTGTTAGAGGGACGTTCTTAGCTTCTTTTTCTTGATACTTTTTTACAGCATCTATCCTTTCCACAAATTGTTCAGCAAGTGACTTTTCAGCATAGATGCCAGTTGGTTTAAAGATTGGCTCATTTGCGCGTGTATTCGACGAGAGCGGCAATAGCAACAGCAGTAGTGACGCCTGCCACAAACCCGAAGAATAGTCCAATAAGTAAGATTTCCACATTTCACATTCCTGCCTCTTGCGTCGAAACAATGGTGTAGAACTGGTGGACGCCTGATTGTTGACCATTCTCATTACGTAGCATAGTTTGTTGGAAACTAGCGAATGTCGTCCAGCCCCAACCACGATTGCCCCATGTCACGTTCCAATTATTGACTGGTCTGTACTCATATTGCTTAGTAGTTGGGTTCCAGCGAATATCATCAGCATGGATAGCATGATTACCGTTACCAGTAGAGACAGGGATCAATCCTTGCCCCTTGTAATTCATGAACGCGTTGTTGACCTGTACCGCGACCCCCACGATAAAGCCTAACGCTAAGGCACTATCCAATCCACGTTTGGTCTTGATCGCATAGGCATCAAAGCCTAAGTGTTTCATCGCTTCTGCATCAAACTGTTGAGTGTCTTTTCGATAGATCTTATTCGCATCACACATCGAGGCTGGTGGAGCCCCATGTGATTGAAGTTCGGCCATTGCTCGATCTAATGCTGATCCATTGTCTTGCCCATTATTGATCCACGAGTACACGTAACTACCAGACATCACGATACCGTCTTGTAATCCTCGCTTAAATCGGGTCTTACTCAATAGTTGACCAGCAGCCCAACCATTACACGAGCCATGTTGCTTCTGGTCCCCTTCCTTAACCCAATGTTCATCGAAAATGTCGACAGCAGCCGTACGACCGGGATCAGTAATCAATTGCATGATCTGATCATCGGTCAGAATGTTGTTAGGGATCGAGTCTTCGAGGAATGGGGCTGCGCAGACGTTTGTTTCGTCTGGCATCAATAGTCCGAGTCGACGTTCCTCACCACTACCATCAATGACTGGAGTCAGTTCTTCCATTATAGATTTCCTCCCGTATATTGATTAACTAATGCCGTTACATCCTTAATCGTTTTCCCTTTGAGAGGACCAGCATAGAGTACAACCTTCGTACTCAAATCCTGAATAACGATGCCGGGGACCAATACATTATTTGTTGCCAATGCGTTGATAGCGAGAACACCTTGATTTTCCTTCGAGTTCTGTGGAAACAAGATCCATTCATTGCCTGCTTCCTTGTACTTATTCCATGTGGTGAAATTGGATAGGAGCATCGCCAGTTCTGGCGGTCTATTATTTGGATCTTCAACAATCGAAATCAGTACCTTGCCAGTGCGTACTGGTGTAGGACTTGGATCGACTGGTGTTGGAGGGGTTGGTTGTGGTTGAGGATTAGGTTGTGGATTAACTGGTGGAGGTTGTGGTGCCTGATTCGCTGCAATTGACATCGTGATCGGATCAGAGTCGTTCTCATAACCGACCACCTGGAGCGTTGCACCGGGTTTAAGGACACAAGCTAATTCCTCTACTGAAAACTTATGGATACTGGCACTACTTGGTGGATAAGACGTTGCAGCGACTTTCAGACCGCCTTCACCCTTCACCACGACAAGTTGTCCCGCTTCGACTAAACCGTGTACAACTGTACCGTTTACAGTCGCTACAATCGCTTTTGCGGGCATTGGTGTAGGGGTTGGGGTATTGTTCGGTTTTGGTACTGGCGTGACGTTAGGCGTGATTATGGGGGGTTTTGGCGTAGGTTGGAGGTTAGGCAGTACATGTGGGCCTGCTAAAACCCCCGTAATGGCAATCAATACACCAATTAGTCCTTGTACCCACGTTGGTAATGGGGTCGGAGTTGTTTGGATGGCGGGTGTCGTTTCAATCATTTTGTCAACTTTCTTTTTCTGAATAACGAGATACTCAATCAAGTCGCTACTGGGGGTGGTGTGACGGGTACTGGAGGAGCCATTTGATTGAGAATATTTTCCAAGTTCTGTAATAGAGGCAGTAGTGTAGGGAGGGCACTAGCGGCTTCCTGAATTAGTGGATTACTCAGAATATTGAACGGTGCAGGTAGTACAGCAGCGAATGGACCGAGTTCTGACATGATCGCTACGATCTTAGGTTCTGCACTAATCAATTGTTGTAGAATCAAGGCAATGTTGGCTGGACTGATGACAAACGTTTGTGTTGTGGGGGCTTCTGGTGTCCCTGACTGAACTGTAACGGTTGGATGATCCATGTTTGTGTCACTTTCTTAATTAGTGGTTATCAATTTCTGCCAAACAACTGGCAGAGACTTGTGGAGTATTCATCACTTGTTTCAATGCTTCAACACTGAGTTGATTGATTTCGTCTTGCGTGAATGTGTTCAATCGTGGTGAACCATTTGTGCGAGCATTGATTCTGATAGAACGACGTGTCTGTCCTCTCACTTGCCCGACAATCACATCCTCGAAGGTATCGGTTGCTGGATCGTAGTGATCTCGAATGTAATCACTCGGGTTGATACTGCCCGGTACACCCGCTGGAGGAGCATTTTTCCAACAATCACCCAAGAACTGGAGTAAGAGTGATGCGATTGGAATGATGAGAGCAATAGGGAACTTGGTGTTATCCTCACTACTCAGTCTATTCGCAATCGCGGTTGCTTGTCCGTTAATAACTCCGGCCATTTGTCACTTTCTATGGATTAGGTTTTGTACTCTGTTGGGCGAGTCGAATCTGTTCTGATGTTTGAAAAGCCGCTTGACTGACTGACTCTACATCTTGTGTCGGGCAGGTAAAGGCGCTTGCTTTTAGTGCACTTGTATCGACTGGCGTCAGTATCTGTGCAGCACGTTGAATCCCCAGTCCTGCCAGCATCAGGGCTTGGAGCATAGGAGCTCCTCTACGTAATGCTGTTTCAATCGTGCGGCAAGTTTGTCGAGTCATCCCTCTAGCGGGTGTTTCAAGGTACTTCCATTGACCGACTACGTGTTTCGCTTGTACCTCGTGTACGTAGATTGCATAGCGTTGAGTAAACCCAACTGTCACGCTGACTTGATCGGGTTGACCATACTTTTGCGCAATCGCTAACAACTTCTTTTTGAGACTGTCACTACCCAGTAGATCAAGTTTGACTTCCATGATTTAACCCGTCGTTGGTAGGGCTTGTGCATATCGCATCAGAATGTAGTCGAATCGAGTATTCCGATTCTTGATGTCTGGTGTGGTGTTCACCTTAATCACCTGATGGATATCCGTTGGAGGTGATGGTAAATCGACTAACTTACCTAACCACATAAGAGCCATGTTATCAATGGGACGGTCAGTGATGACAGTTCCACTAGATGCCACAGTGTTCCCAAATGGATCAACAACTTGACTGTCATTTAACACCCACCTGACTCGAATTTGAATAGGATTGGAAACTGTTGGTTTCCCATGTCGATCCTGCCCCGTTACATTCCATAACACGGCAGTCTGTCTCAAGTCACAAGTTTCTAAGGGTGGCATAGTTTATCCATTAGATAACTGTGATTACACAACCACAATTTTTAATCGCAAACTCAAGAGCACTAGCACACTCTTTTGATCGCGTTGAAAACAAAGCATCATAGCCTTCCATCATGTTCCATAGAAAAGAAGTTCGTTCTTCCATTGGACGCATATGCTGTTGCCATTCTGGCCAAAGTTTGGTTTGCCAGACATGATGGAATTTCTTTTTGGCTTCAAAAGAACCAGTAACTCTAGTCCATCCATGTTCTGGTTCGTGATGGATTGTTAATTTCATCTTATCCGGAGTACTTGCTAAGCCAGTCAATGGAAGCATAGCAATAGCAGACACACACAAACCAACAAATGATCGACGATTCATAATTGTTATCCTACAAAGAACTGGACCATTCGACGTGAACCCTTAGTGACTTCATCACTTCGTTTCGCCAGCCAACCAGTAGAATCTATTGCGCATGCCTGTTGACCGTACCGAGTTGACATAAATACCATTGTGGTTTCCCCATTGAACGAACCACTTGCCCCCGCTGTCGTCCTTGACTTATATCCGGGGTCACTAATCTGGTAGTAGTGTGCCGCCAGCCAACGTTCAATAAGTTCCAGCCTATTGGGTGTCATCAATCCTTGAACATCATTAGCCAATACGTCATCTACGTCTGCTGAGGCCGTGTCGATGAATCCATTGAGTGATGGACGATTCGTCACGTCGTATTCTGTGCCAAGGATGTTCTGTACTGCTGTGGGACTGGTACGTGACATCAACGAACCTCACTGGTTTTGCGGAGCGAATAACCAAATTATTGGTTTTGTGGCGCTGCCAAGTTGTTATGATCCATGATCTTGTTGATGATGTCCTTCTTGGTTTTGGCAGTACCCAAAGGAATCTCCTCATCACGAGCAATCTTCGTCAGGTCATCAATCGACATACTCTTATAAGTTGCCGCGATACCCGATTCCCGATCCTCATCGAATGGAGATGGTGGGGCTTCTGGCGTGTGATGACGATACTCGTTTGTATCATCCTTGTTCAGATCTTCAAGGGCTTTAGCGTCCATTTCTGCCACGAACAATCGACCCTCATCAACTGGATCACTATCACTCAGGCGAGTAAATTTTTCCTGACCGAATCTCTTAGTGAGATGCGTAGGGGTTTCAATTCGTTGGCCTTGATCGTACATCATTGCTTCACCCAGTTTGTTCACGGCCACACATTGACCAATGTTACAGCGGAACTTGTAGAGGGGACGACCTTCGACATTGTGAGGAATAGGACGTTGCATAGTAGCTGTCATTTTGAATCCTTAGTGTATTTGTCACATTTCATTGTTAGAAAACCACTGACCCCTAAGCTTAGGTGAAAGTTGACACAAAGCCCTTGCTTAAAGGTCAGTGGCTGCGCTGGGACGGCAAGCTATCGAATTCGCATCGTACGAATCGAAGTGGTTGTCGTGTGTGTCGTCACGACAGGGGCAACGGTTGTCACGTACACGCTGGTACGGTGTTTGTGCTTATGATGACGTGCCTGAACGGCTTGGACCATCACAAGTAAGACACAGAACAACGTCATGATGGAAACGAGTTTGGACATCACTTCTTATCCTCTACCAACTCAAACTTGCCGGGGAATTGTTTAACCAAATCGACTGGAGATTCGATGATATCACCGATCTTATAGTCGATTTGAGTCTCATCCCCGTCTTCATCAGTCTTGATTTCCGTGTGAGTTGCAAGACATTTGAACTTCCTTACAACTACATTGGCGTCTGTTTTCAGTTTCTTTTCTTTCATTACATTCTCCTAGTCATCCACATATGTCTTCTTTCATAGAAGCACACTCGATCAAGTTACCGTGGCTTGGGCGATCCCACAGTTGTTGTAATAGTCAGCACGGAGTTGTGGAACCTGAATTGCCAGAACCTTGAAGTTCAATCTCAATCCACCGTGAGATTCCCATTGAATGGTACTGATATCCATACCATTCACCGCACGGGCAACATCTGGTGTCATCTGTACCAGAATGAACGTGAATGGATTGAGGGTCAAACCCAAGTTCGCATATCCTGGACCACCAGCCGTTGGAGCACTGGCGAAGAACAGATCCAAACGACGTACGTCTTGAATCCCATCAATCTCACGTAATCGCTCACGCAAGGTTTTGGTTGGTGCCACTGCCCCCGACGTGATGCTGACGTAGTAATCGTTGTCGAGATACTTGTCCCAATCCGTTGACGTGTACATCATGTATGGACCATAGAATTTGTTGTTAATCAACAACTGCTTCACGGCCAATACGTCAGCCAATAGCGTCGCAGGAGTCCATGAACCTTCTGTTGGCGCATGGGCTGCTGAGTACGTCAATCGAGCGGGGAAGTTCGTATAACCATACACCGTGGATGTACGACCATAACTTGGATTGTTAGCTCCACCATAGGTAATCCCCGTGGAGTTACCAATGAGGCTACGTTCAATCATTTCTGCTACACGACGACTAGCAGACTCACCCATCGTGGTGTCCAATGGCGTACCCGTGTTGCGTGACAACATCAGGCGACGTTTGGAATACCAAAAGTCTGCATGGGTAATTGGTAGTGGCAAGCCTTGCAGTTGGTAACGTGGTGTATCCGCACGACCATCCGCCAAGCCATCCATATCCTGAACTGCTTCACCGGGATCTGACATGGTTTCGTGTTCGAGAACCATTTTCGACATACCGTCGAATCCGCCGAATGACGATTGCGCCGCAAGGTCTGCCCATGCTCGCAACCGATATCGTGCAGCACGGAGAATCACCTTATCCAACTCAATCCATTCCTGCTTACGCAAGGTAGTATCGTTGAAGACTGGTGATTCGATGCCATTCGCAACTAGATCCTTGATGAGTTTCTTTTCGTAGATCGGGACGTATTCTTTCAAAGTTTCAGAATACACCTTACGACCACTATTCACAACTACACACCGTTGATTGCGTGAGTCGAAAAAGGGCTTCATCATACCCACGTCAAATCGCAGTCCTGGCAACAGTTCGGCAAACTCACCATGAGTTTCCCCATTCAAAATAAAGTCTTGGGTTAGAATAATACACCTCCTAAGGGATTGAGAAATTTACTGCGGTCAACCCGCAAAGGAATCAGCCGAATCGACAAGCCAGCAAAGTATCAACAGTCAGTCCCGTACTCGTTTCCATACATGTAAATGGGGCACTATGACCGGCCGAGTCTTGGACCAGCAACTTTCCATGATTACCGGCTGTAGCACGGTCAATCATGAGTAAGTCACCAATCGCGTGACTGTCTCCAGTACCACTAATGTTTTCCACCAGCATGTTCAGTTCATCCCCCGGTACAGGGACATAGAGGAAGCACCGTGCTCCATTAACGTAGGTATTTGCACCATTGATATCCGGGGTCACGCCTTGTAGTGCGTCTTCGAGTAGCACCGTTGTCGGTCGTGAATCACCGTTACTACCAGACGTACACGCGCGATAAGTAAATCGACCATTGACGGGTTCCGTGGCTGGCAGAACCTCCATACACGTACCCGGCGCAGGCGTACCACTCACAGTACCTTCAAGAAATCGCCCATTAGGTTGATTCCCATTGATAAGGATTTCAGCACCCTTCATCGTTATCTCCTACTAAAGTTGAATAAACAGAAAACCACAAAGGGTGAAATCAGTTCTTGGAGGTTGCCAAGCCGGGAATCCGTGCCACTTCATTCCAATCGAATCGTGATGGAGTCATTTCTTCGGCATCGGTATCCTTACCAGCATTATCCGTCACGATTGGAGTATTACCCAATGGACCATAGACAGTACGTCGCGTATTTTCGACAGGCTTAGGCGCAGCCAATTCAGCCAGTTCGGCATAGGTTTTAACTTCTGGTAACGTCTTCGATTCTAGCATCGTGGTCATTGATGCTTTCTTCGCTGCGTCACTGATGTTTGCCACCAGCTTGGCAATGATGCCAGCCTTTTCGGTACGCATGATCTCAGCCGCATTTGCAATGATCTGCTGGATTTCTGGTGGGGCTGCGTCCATGTATTCTTGTGCTGTCATTACCTTAGCCACTGGCTCTTCCCTTTCTTCATTGTGTGTCAAATGCTCTTCAGCATTGATAGCAAGTTCGTTCAGTCGTTCATCAGATTGTGATTGCAGATAATCAGCATCGTTTGCCGTATAGCAACCACACCCCTTGTCTGACGTGAGTTTGTTGATAATCTGACTTCGTTGATTGGCCGTCAGTTTCGCCATAGTTTCTCCTTCTTCATTGGAGTTAAATGACGAACCTTCAGGATCGTCGGAATTGTTTGTTGGAGCTTTTGACAAGTATGCGAGTTGTTTTGTGTGATGAAGAACCTGTGCAGAATGATGTTCCCTCAATCCTTTATTACCAAGTTCCTTATGTCCTTCTTTTGACATCTTATGAAGAGACAACGCGGTCTGGTGGTGCTCTATTGCTGTTTGCTTATTTGCAATAGAAGAATTAGCTCTGAACTTGTTTGTTGCATTATCAGCCGCCGTAGATTTCTCATTAGCTAAATGACTGATTGAGTGTATCTGTCCGGGATGTGGTCCTGATCCGGGTCCACCGTTATTTGCAAAATCCATATCTGGTTCCTGTGAATTGTGTGACAGTGAAGCAGAAGCACCTCTATGGAATTTTTTCATAATCGAATGTGAATCTCTGGCTTTTTCATGAGCAAGATAGGCTTCTTTGTGGCCTGCACCAGAATCGGCATGCAAAACCATTGCTTTTGAATGTGTCTGCATTGCCTCATTATGCGCATAAGCTGCTTTGTCGTGTCCCAAGCTAGTTTTATCTTTTAGGGCTGAATGAGAGGCTGTTTGAGCGACTTCAGAAAGGCTGACTCCTGATTTAGCATTTTTTAGACGAGCACCATAGACGTCACTATCAGTATGATGTCCGCTAGTGTAGTTCAAAGCAGTTCTTGCATGAGCTACAGCTAGAGCAATATGTGGATGTGGGCCACTACCTGGACCACCATTCTCAACTTCTTCGTGTTCTTCGTTGTACGACACAAAGCTAGTACCAGCCTTTTCAGCATGTTCTGCGGCTTTTGTACTGTGCTCTGCTGCTTTATCAACCTTCGCACCTGATTCGTGACTCATGTATGCTGCACTGGCATCTTGATGCATCCTCGCAGCTTTCGCATGGTCACTCTCACGTTCGGTCTTATCTGCGAGTTCTGAGTGAGCGTTAGCCGTTTCAGACTTCATCTTGCATTCAGCGCCAGAACACTTGTAATCTGAGAATGAGTTAATTTCTAGTTCTTGATTTGACACTGGATGATGCTCCAATTCCATGTGAACTTTATCTGACTTGGCAAGATACTTGATTGTCTTATGCATACCTTCTGGCGTGTCTTGAAAGTTGCCTTTGGCATCATGGAGTGAATTTACATGTAATGGATGCTGTCCCTTTACGAAATCTTTACTCCATCTCTTATTGTCACCATCGTATTTAAAGCCCTTGTCTTTCAAAGATGCTTTAGCTTTGAAGGTGTCACCAGAAAAATGGACAGTTACACCACCATGCGTCCACTGATTATGCCCCTCTGGGTTGGAATTAGTTTCTAACCGCTTCAAGACAAACTCCTTCTCCCCTGTTGGGAACAATGATTTAGCCCAATCGTTGTCAATTGGCTCTTCATCTACTTCAGCATTCACGCCCAATCCACAACCGTCATTCACACTACATGCTCCTTTTTGGTCAGGTAGAATCGCCAAGTGGTCAGGTCTATACTCACGAGCAATCCATTCGTAGGGTTTGCCGTTGTGGTGTGACCCCTTGGGCGCTGGCGAGTTTTTGGTATAGAGCCCAGTCGAGATTTCGGTTGGTAAACCACGTTGGATATTTTGAATCACACGTGGGTCAACCTTATTCGCTTTGTCGATGTCAATCCACGCTTCTGCACGGAGTTTACCATCGGTCTTGGCTTTGCGAACTTCACCTATCCCTTGTTCATCGAGAATACCGTCAGTCTTAGCGCTGACGTTCTTCCCGTTACGAATCGGGTGATAGACGGTAATCGGCATCCCGTTCCAAGGTGTTGGATCTTTACCAACTTCCTCTTCGGGGTAAAATAAAGAACCCTTAGAACCGTTGAGAACTCCGGGAACAATCATCGTCATGGGGACAACGATGTGTTTACGACCGTTTAGCGTCTCATGTCTATACTTGGCATTAGACAGGTTCTGTACAAGATATTCTAATTGTGGTAATTCTCGATTTGTAATTGGAGTGACTTTGTGAAGTGTCAATTCATGTGGATAGAAGTGCCAAGATGTTTGAGTTTTGTTGCCGTGCTTATCTTCAGTCTGCATCAATAAACGCAGTCGACCCCCTCTAACTGCCTCTAACGTGCCGGTTTTTCTGTGGTAATAACTATCTGGCTTGTTTACTAGATAACTAACCACCCCATTTTTGCCAGTATCATGGATATGGTCTTTAGCGGCAACTTTAGACACATTGGAATACTGATTGTGACCTTCAGGATTTGAATTGTGTATCTGCACGAAAAAACCCCCAGAGCAAAATAGCTACTAGGGGTCCAGTGATACAGGTAACTTCGGGCGGTTGAAATAGCTGTCTGTAAAAACTACGGCGAACCGCTAACCAATATTCGATGGAGACAAGGCACGAGTCAGCATATAGAGCGTGCCCATTGTGGGATGAATTTGGAACGTAATGTGTTCGTTTCGAGGCTTCAAGATACGTTTGATGTTCTTTAGATGGTACTGTAGTAGATTGTCATCATCTGCCAGTTCATCGACTGCATAGAGTAACTCACGTTTAGGATGCCATGTACCATCTATGAGTACATTCACGATCCTTGCTTGTGTCGGTGTGAATCCATTCTCATCTCTTGCCATTGGATTATTCCTCCACCATGTTAATACAACAATCTTCTGGCAAATCGGTTCCATCAACGTGTTGAATCACAGAAGTTCGATTACCGTCCTGTTGGACTAAGTCACCCGGAGGCCATTGTAGGTATTCTGGCGGTACATCTGGTGACGCGACTATTCCTTTTAGAATGTCGATGTTGTCTGCTAATTTTTCACCACAAACTAAACATCTCTGTATCTTCCTTTGACCTACTGTGACTGTTGGACCGGCAATGTGTGTCACTGACATATCTATACTCCACTTGTGTCGTTTCAAACTCGTTTTTCTAAGCCTAATCGTCGGTATTCTTGAAGAATAAACTCTTCATAGGTCTTGTGTGAATAGCGTTGTTCTTCATCTGGCTGTTTCGGGTAGACCCAGTATCTTTCACCGTTGGGGGCTGTGCAAATCACACGTTCACCGAAGCCCATGTTCCTTACTGGCTTCATTTCCTCAACGTCAATCAAATCCTGCTGCGAGGATTGTGTTTCAACCGTTGCTAGTTCTTCTGGTGAAAATGACAGGCGCGTTTGTTTTTCTACTTCTGATCTCGTTGTGCCTTGATACCCAACCATTCCTTCAGCAATCCGAGCATGGTCTTTATCATCAGTCAGTATAGTTCTATCAAACCACAGCCAAAACAAATCCCATAGTTTTCTAATGAAGCGAAACATGTGTCAACTTTCTTTCATGTTAGTACACTGTGCCAACTGGTTGAGAACTGGATTTCACAAAACACTTGAATCCATCACCGTGAATCAAGTTCATTGCTTGTATGAGAATATCAGAATAGGCCGTTGGTGAGATAGAACTCACACCTTCTGTTCCTATACCAGCAGCGTTTAAGAAAGCAGCGGCTTGCCTATCTTCCTCACTATACCAGCCATCCGTAGTCCATACGATTTTACTACTACCCTTTTTCACCACCCCGAGTTCTTTATTTCCTTTCACTGAAATCCCCCCTTAATACACCAATTAGGAATTTGAAATACTCTGGATCTTTATGGGCGAATTCACCCGGATTGTTGTACAACTTCTGAAACCCCATAGCTAGAATCTCAGTTGCGCCTGATGCGTAGTGTTTTCCAACATAGATTGCGTTAGCATGCCCTGAAAATGATTTACCAAACTCATCTTTAAATCCTACTTCGTCTTTATCACCGTATGGATACGGTTGTGGTAATTCGCCTTGAACACGATGGTGAATAAAGCCTAATGTCATGTCATTGATTTTAGGATTAGCAAATTCGATTGTATGTCCAATCTCATGGATGTGAATATCCACTGCTGCATGGTGTGCCATATGGATTTCATGATCAACACCAAAATCAACTTTACTCTGAGACTTGTTTTGTGCAAAGGAACGACCATCCTCAATTGGATAAGCGTCGATACTGTGATAGCCCTTGTCTGGTCGACTCACTACCTTCTTCGATAAAATTTGCCCATACCACTCAGCAGCCTCTAATGCACGTTTGGCACTCGATTCGGGCATCGCTGCCAATCCCCATAATTTGACTGGGGCAGGATCTTTTGTACCGATGTGGTCGAGTAGTGCGTTACGTGCCTCTACCTTAGCATACTCCAGTTTCTCACGTGCTTTTGATAGTCGGTTGTGAGATGCGATACCTTGACGATTCAACTTATTTGCTTTTTTCTCATCAACGTTAGATGCTTTGGAATGTTCATCAAGGATTCGTTTGAATTCAGCACCATGCTTTGCAATTTCACGTTCATGCCTAGCAACGTCCTTAACAAGTTTTTGTCGAATCACTTCGAGTTCTTTATTGTGCTTTGACATCTCACTTCGAAACATATTTGCTTTGTCAGCAATACCACCGCCCTGTTGGGCAAGTTCCGCATCTATCAACGCTTTGTGAGTCACTTCGTCTACGTGCTTACTTTGTGGGCGAGTGTAGATAGGTTCTGTACGTTGATATTTAATCTCATGCCAGTTGACAGCATTCTCTTTAGAACAGAATCTCCCTTGTGCATCGTGGTATGGATTCAGGTTATCAATCAGTTCCATATTCAAAATTGATTCAGGTCGTGATTTACTGACCTTTGCCGTTGCACCTGCCCATCGTGATAACTTCGCCTGAGTCGCTACAGTGCGTTTTGACCGCTTGGGTATTTCAGCCCTGACACTTTTGCCTAAAGCCGCTGACACGCCTTTAAACGAGCGAATTTGACCCTTACCGTCCTCCCCTACATTGGCCGGAATCAGGGAACAAAGACAATTTGGATGTCTAGGGATCATACCTCTAGCTTCTTCGAGCGTGAACACCACACCTTGCATCGGTGCGCAAATTGGGCAAGGACTTGGGTTCTTCTTTCTAGTCATCCCTAACCCGGATGTTGACCACTCCACTGCAACGCCCACATGCTGCATCCCCAGTTGCTCTAACGTATCCAATTGTCCATTAGCGTGCGATCTAACAACTTCCGTGCGAGCAATCGCTAACGCTCGTGCTTTACTGATCCCCTCGATCGACTTCGACATGTTTCGAGCCACTTCGCGTGGTGACATGCCCTGAATCAATCCATCCACAAGTTCACGACTCATCTTAGTTGCCATGTCTTGTGTGACGTTTTCCAGTTCTGTGAATACTCGTGCTGCGAGGAGTTTTACCTTGTTGACCGAGACAGGTACGTTAAACGATGACTTGAGAAACTCACTTGGTGATTTCCAAGCGTTATACACCTTCGCTGCGCCAAGTTGCCAACCCTTTGCAATATATTCCCTCCACCATGAATTCTCATCCTCATTATAGAACAACTCACTCATCTGCTTCAGTAACCATTGTTTGAACTGAGACAGGTAGTTTTCTGACTGTGGGAAATCGTATGGAGAATTTGCTACGATCTCATAGTTCCAACCATAGAACTCTGATTTCACATTGTTAATGACGACACTCCAAACAACCCCACCTTCTGGCGAACCCGCTGGTACTCGTGGTTGTGCTGGATCATAGTTCTGTGTTAATCCATACTGATGTTCATTGACTAACCGTTGGTAGACACGACGATTCAGTTCCTTGAACTTGGCTTCTATCTGTCGCATGAATTGACGACGGATCTGACCTGTACCACTTGGGTCGTACTTGAGAGGATTCGAGGTAGTACGTTTAGGTTTTTTGGCAACCAGTAGAGACATCAGTCAATTCTTTCTAACAAACTCCAACACAATGAGCATTGCTTGTGCTTCACTGAAACCAGCATCCAAACAACCCTGATAGATTGCAAACCAGAATCGAGGTAATCCATCCCTCAATTGTGCTAACTGTTGGTCTAAGTTTGCCTTATCAGATTCAGACATCAGCTATCCTATTCTTGAGTGTCACCATCTTGTTCTGCTAATACCTTCTCGTGTGTTGTGTCATAATTTTGGACCCCTGCTGGTTTTTTACTGACTCTTAAGGTTGTGTCTCCGTAACCGACATCTACAGTTGTTAGAACATGACCACCTTTAACAAACCCCTCTTGATGGTTCTTACCACCAGCGGCACTAGGTAGGTTGTGCGTATGTGTGTGTTGCCATCCCTGTTCAATCAATGCGTCTCGAACACCTTTAGAAGTAGCACGAGTCTTCATCGAGTTTAAATGATTGTGTCCATTACCATGCTCACCAATAGACGCCCCGCCAAATTTATGCTCTTCTAATGGTAACTTAACCATCTTACTGAGTTCACCATTAGGAACTTCTACATTTCCTACATGTAATGTGTGAGATATTGCCCTTTCAGCCGTCACATGGACTACGCCACCTTTAATTTTATCTTTCTTTGGCATGGAGTCCATTTTGTTGACGTGATCTATATGTCTCCATTTTTCTAAATGATGCATCCTAGCAAGTTTCTCATCGCCACTCTTATGAAATTGACTTGAGGCTTTATCGTGCGCTTCAGCAGCCTCCATATGAGATTTTTTGGTGTTTTTAACTTTGGCAACCTCGCCGAGTTGAATGGCCGTACCAGAAATGCCATTGCCACGATGTTCTGCATTCCACTTAGCCCAGTTGTTAAACGCTAATTCTGTATTTTGCGTGTCACCAGCATCAGTCAATGCTGCTTCTTTTTCATGTGTTGGTACACTCGCGTCTGTCTGTGCCTGTTGTTCCTCGATTGTGGGTTCTGCTTCAATCGTCTGCTGTTCTTCTGCATCTTGTGCCGCTTGGGCTGAGTCAACAATCTGTACGGCTAGTTCATGTGGAATTTTCATGATGTTGACATAGAAGTCCAACAGTGTCATGGCGTTTTCACACTGACCAGCAATGTAGGCTGCTAGGGCTTGTGTGCTCTGTAGTGCAATGGTCGCACGATCCTTATCCGACAATGCTTCCAAGTCTGGCCACACCACCGAGTAGCCTTTTGGTTTAGGCAACACTCCAGCAGTAATCAAACGATCAATAAATGGTACTAAAATCTTCGGCGTTAGATAGAATATCTGTCGATGACGTAGCCTATCATTCCAACTTGAGTCATCCTGAGTAGAAGCAAGTTCACCACGCTCACTCCCCTTAAACACACGAACAGGACAGCCTAGAAAGATACAAATTGCTTCAATGAAGATGTTGATGTACGGTGTTGGGTCACTCAATGCGGGAGGCAGTGTTTTTGCTGTCATCCCCGCGGTAACCAAGTGACGTTGAAATCCACTTCTCAACTTCTGTAATTGTTCCCTTAATGCATCCTGGTCTATTTTGAAGTCAGCGCCTAATGCGGGATTCGTTTCCAATGACAACATGGCAAAAGCCATTTGCCAGAATCCCTCACCTGATGCGCCATATGTCTTAAAGGCGTCCCACAAGCGATTGAACACTTGTTTCATTCTCGGGTAGCCTAGGACGTCATTGGAGCCTGTATTGTCTGCAATGTGAATGATACGTGACCAGTGACAATGAGCAGAAGCAACAGGCAGACCAGCACCACCACTAGGATCGTTCCTCGGGTCATTGAACGTGAGTAGGTACATTTGGGGAAGGCCAAATCTTGGATTGTGTGGATCGCGTTCATATCTAGTGATTTGTGCCAGCGTTTCATCGAATACCTTTAGATAGATAAGTTTACTTGTGCCCTTACCGCCAACAGATTCCTCTGTACTGTCTTTAGTTGCTGATTTCACATTAAATGGAACGGGTGTGGCAAAGGATGGCACGCCCTGCTCATCAAGTTGCTTCGTGGTGAACGTGTCGTAGCCTTGCGCATCGCCCCGTAGTGGTTCAGGACCGTGTAAACCCTCTGTACCGGGTTGTTGTGAGTCGAAACCCCTGAATGCCTCAAGTGGGTGGTCAAGGGGCTGGCCGTCGTCGATACCGAGTAGCAACACGCCATAATGACCAATACCAGACAGAATATCAGCCCGTAACAAGTAATCCCAAATAGGAGAACACTGTTCATCTTGATACAGACTATTACCCCTCAGTGTACGATGCAGTTCCTGCCATGCTGTTTCAAATGCTGTTTCGACTTCTGGGTCTTCATCTTCATAGATCGCTGGCTGTACCTGCCATGATTCCTTTGGTAATACCTGCACGACACGAGCGCTCAAGGCATCACGGTCGTACATGTCACGATAGAGTTGTGCGGGGATTGCCTCACCACACGGAGGATAACCACATTCTTTATAGATGTCACGACCAGGTAACAACATTTGTGCCATCCAGTTGAATCGTGACATGATGTGATTGGCGACTAACTGATCGGCCATTGACGTTGCAGAATAATCCTCATTGTTGACTGGTTGACTACCACTGAATGGAAAAGATTTATTCAACGCATCTGCACGCTGTTGATTCGTGTCTGTATGTCCGTTACTCGATTGTTCCATTAGGCTGACGCCTCATCTTGAAGTTTGTGGAGTAGACTGATCGCTGATCCTAGTGTTGCACAACAGAACGCACATCCTCTAATGCTATGTTGATTTGTGTCGTCAATTTTCATGAAAAATGGAATAGTGAACTTAGCCGATTCGCCTTGTGCATCATCTTCAATCACAGTTGTCCAACAATGGAACGCTTCTTCTGTGATACAATCACGAACAATATAGATAGGTTCATCATGTTCAAATTGGATTTTGTCAACGTAGTAACGATCTGTGAATACTGGTGGATTTGTTCTCATAGTGCGTCGAATTCTGCTTTTAATGCGTCGATTCTTGACTGTAGGTGATTGAGTAGAATTTGCCTCAATTCATCTCTCATCTTCTTGGTTGCTTCATATGGAATGCCACCAACCGCATAACCTATAGTTGGCGGATCTATTGAGGGTGAGTATCTAATTTCATTACTAGCAACACACACCCACACCGCCGAAGAAACTACTTTATACTCTTGTGCGATCTGCTGTAATGTCTGTTGAATTGCACTTCCACGCTCAACCCTCTTAGTCTGGTCTTTCAGTTCGTCAACTTTCATTTGTTCATTCCGTTGGTAGTAGATGCATTGGTGGATTCTTCAACGTATCCTCGAACATTTCTTGTACTCGACGACGTGCAATAGACTTGAACGAGTAAAAATCATAACCAGTATGTTTATCTGCGAGATAAGAAAAAGACACAATTGGATTCGGCACACCATCAATGACCATTTCGAAGAAGGGTGATAACGCCCACATAACTCGATAGTCATTCGCTCCATTCTGTACAATCAGTTCGGTGACTTTTCTACCTTGGAACTCGAATTCACGTTGTTCCAATACAGTCATTCCAGCTAGTTTTTCTTCACGTGTCGTTTCATTCATGGCATTACGCCCCTTCTGAGTAGGTGTAGTCTTTTAGGATCGACTAACCCTTTATGATTGTGGAGTAACACACGTCCGTTATCAAACGCAATATCCTGAATGACGTCAATATGGTCAAACGACATGCCACTAAAACGGACTGTATCCCAACAGATAAGAGACTTACCAGTTCTGTCACGACATTCGTTCTTTTCAATGTCGGTCATTGGAACTTCTTCTGGCCTACCACCAACCATAATTGTTATTTTGTCAGACATCGTTTGTTTCTTTCGAGTAAAGAAGTCATGTGGGGGCCACGAACAGCCAAAATAAAATACCCTAGACATCACCATTCTCCACTATGAAATCTACCACCGTGGTATTGAATCTCAGCCCGTTCAACTCTACCAACGTGCCTTTCAGAGAGTCTAGTCCTGTACACTTCTTGACGTGATAGAATGTCTCGTTGGTTTTTGTATTCTTCAACAGGATTGTGGAGTCTGTGACGATAAGCTATTCTATACAAAAGGCACTCAGATGTGGGGCAATCAAAGTGCGGTAGTTTAAACCTAGACATCAACTGCTCCTACTGTGATTTGTGGTCGGTCACTCATCATCAAACCAAACACGGCCAACGCTAACGAATCTGCTTCGTCTGGTGAACAACCGAGTAAGTCATACAGACATTCTTCAGTTGAATCGCTCTTTTCCTTGTGTTTTGGTAATAGATACATTTGACCCTCTCGTCCATAACGTAATGGAATTGGTGCTAGTTGTCGCCTCAATTCATGATACTCGCCGGGTAGCCCAAAGCCGGGTTCATTCGATGGATCAATCAGTTCACGTATAATACCATACATCTCGGCCCTACGGTTCTTGTAAACAGTACGATCTTCCTTTTCTTCACGCTTCTCTGACATCCTCTTATAGCGTTTGAACAAATCTGCCTCTGATGCCGGTTCACCAAAAGCCACAGTTCGTACCTCATGACCCATTGAACGCAGCCGATCGACATGTTGTTTACCACCACCCCCGCGGTCGAACCACACATTTTTAGCGTCCACCTTATAGAGTTTCATCAGTCGAATTGTCTCATAAGGGATCAGGTTCGTGTCAGGTGTTTTCAATGAGATGAGTTTAATCAATCCATGACCATCCACGACTGACCAGCACGAACTATCTCCACCCTCTGCGGGGTCACAACCAATAGCTCTACCTGTTCGAGTTGTATAAGGAACAAACTCTGCTGCAATCTTTTCAGCCCTTGCCAGCCATTCAGGTGGAAACATCATTGTCTCAGCACCTTCATAGAATTCACCGTCAATGGATACCGTTTGTTTCACCTTATCCCACAACATACGCCGTTTCACATACTCCGAGTACGGTAGAACTCCTGGAGTAATGATCTTGTTTGTGGGTACTCTACCCGCGGCAAGTTCCAATAAACCATAGCGCACATTGGGGCTGTCAGTGCCTTTGATCTGAATGATCTTGCGATAGTACCCGTTGCCGTCTGGTCGTGGAATGTCTCCCCCGCGGTCTTCTGTGCCCGGTCGACCCTTCACGGCTTTATAGAAAAAGTTGTTACAAGCCCAAGGGTTTCCAATGATGAGAGCACGATGGAACCATGTCGACGCCATCTCATAGTACAAGTCAGGGACGCCACTCGCCTCATCCACAACGAACAACGTGTGAGGCGCAAAGTTCTTCCCCCGCGGTAAGTGATGACCTTGGAGCGCTGCGCCTTCAGCAGCCACCATGCCGATCATGTACGACTTTTCTGACAACTTACCACGTACTATCTTCTTTATTTCATGATGATTACAGACAAGGTTGCCTCCCTCACTTGACCTCATGGGGTACTTCGAACTAGAGACAAGATTCATGATCTCGCCCCACAACACTCGAAGATGATCGTCCTTTACAGAGGTTGTGACCACACGAACAGGGTCACGAGAACAGAAAAAGTAGAGAGCAACGAAGGCAGAGACAAAATCCTTCCCCGCAACATTTGCCGCGGGTGATACCGTTTCATCATTCTCAATTGTCGAGTAGATTATCTGTCGCTGCTTATCATAGAATGTGATATCAGGCCAGAACTTTTGTTGGAACTTCAAGGGGTCAATAATCCCCTCACGTTTGACTGTTATCAATTTAGTCGTTCCTTAACAGTTCTACTTTGTGCGGCTTCAGACTGTGCAATCGCAGCATCCACTGTCTGTATGAATTGTGGAATCGTGCCAGTGATCTTCAGATGGAGTTCTGTGTACACGTCATCCAATGTGTCTTCATCTGTCATTCGTTCTAAACGCTCATGAACAATCCTAACTGACTCAAGTGGTAGTGTTGTTACCCATCGCTTAAAGTCTTCTCTGAGCAAGTCGGCAAGATGGTTAATGTGGTCAGTCCGTTTACTCATTTCATCACCACCAATAGTCCAACGACAAACCCAATCAAGAAGCCAGCTATGAGACCGTCAACAAATGTCAAACGCCTATTTGGATCGTACTCAATCTCATTGTCTTCGTTGATACTGTGTGTGAAGTCAATTTGTGGATACTCTTCATAAGATGTATCACAATCGGGTCTATTCGTGCCTGTACAGTTACAACCATACGGCATCCATGACCCACGTTCCATTCTCATATGAGGAACTTTACCACATTGACGACAAGGAGGGGCTTGTGGGATTTTAGAACTCATGGATTATCACACTTTTTGGGGTAAAACAACATTCCTTGACACATACCTCCAGCGCCACACACTGGGCATGTCATCCAACAAAACGAATATCCCTCTCTCTGATCGTGCTCTATGTTCTTAAGCTCAGATTGATTAGCCTCTGCTTCAGAGTTACATGATTGACAAGTACCGACCCATAGAGTCTCAGAAGGTGGTGTCCCTTTTCTAATTATCTTCATCACTCACCCCCATGAAACGCTGACAACTTAGCCCGCTGCCATTTACCAGTCATTGCCGTTAGAGGTACTAGGTTCCCTTGCCACATACCCAAGAATTCCGTACCACGACATACAATTTCCATCATCGTGGGGTCAACCTTTTGTGGACCCTTATCATTATCCTCTACTGTGTCAGGGTGTTGATACCAGTACCAGCCCGGACCCATTGGATAATCGAGTACTGGATTTTCATCTACTTCACTCAGTGGAGAACCACAATCTCCACAACAGTTTTCACCCGGATAGTCTTGTTTATGTGGCTGCTTACTCATCTGTGTCACTTTCTTAAAACTCTTCTAACGACAATACCATTGGAATACTGTGATTTCTAATCACGCTGACCGCCATCAACGTTTGACAACTCACCCATTTCGCAGTCAGTTCCATTCCGGGTTGGATCATAAATGGATTACTCTCATCTAACACACGATCCCAATCAATCTGCTGTAGCTTCATATTGTGAAAGTGCAGACCCTCACAACTCACATCGCCTACAGCGTTCACGATGAGGCGTACGGGGTCTGCTTGTGTGTACAGTCGAAAGTACCTGACTCGCCTGTTTGCAGCCTGTAACGCGAGTATTGAGACTACAATCAGCATACTACATAGTAGCAGCCCAATGAGGTCATTCATCTTGTGTGTCACTTTCAGGTTCGAGTTCAATCACATCCTCATCCAACACATTCTCAGGTCTGTCGTACAAATCACTCAAGTCCACATTCGCTGTCACGACTTGATGTTTGTCAGGCGCATAACTGCCTTGAATCTTGAATGCCATATCCAGTCCTGAGGATAAAGGCATCAACTTCAGTTTGGTCTTGGTGTGGACGTTACCGGCCTTATCCTCAAACTGAGTTACCTCAATCCCATCGACTGCTTCATTAGCGCGTTGTGAGAGTTGATGGAGAGGTATGGGACGCCCTTGTTCATCCACATAATCACTACCCACACGAGTGATACAACTCACAAGTCTGCCAATTGCCAAGTCCAATTGAGACTTATACTGTTTAGCTAGATGTGCTCGTGCTTTACCGAGTTCACGCTTGATTGCAGGGTGTTGTAAGAGCTCTCTAGCCTCATCACTTGCACGACCTTTAGAGTACCCTGCTTTAATCGCTGCTTTCGTTCCATCATTCAGAAGCACATACTCTCTAACAAATGCTTTCTGTCTAGCAGTTAATGGACGAATAGCAAGTTCTTTATTTCCCACTTTAGACGCCTTCTCTTACATCATCATAGGAACAACACAACAGAACACCATAACGCCACATCACCCCATTGTAAATACCTCTCAAGTTTCAAAACCTTTCTAAGACATCTTCCCTAACTTCTGTCGAATCAGGTCACGGCTACTTTCCATTTGTGCTGCATCACGTAGAGCGCTTTTAATCTCAGGACTTTCAGAGGTTGATTCTCCTAATTCAATCCTTTTACGACACCAGTAACGGATCGTATCAGGTGCTGCCTTATCTCGTTCTAATAATGTAAACACACCCTCTTCGTCAAGTGCCCGATTCAGACAACTATTCGGGTCAGAAATCTCTTCTTTTTTCAGCATCACACACCCTCTCTAATTCCATCAGAAATAACGTTCCAAAACTTTCCCAATTCATTATTCACACTCTCAAGATACTTGACACTATCCTCTTCAGACATTGAATCATCTTCACCAATATCTATCACATTACACATCAACGCTGTTGCGCCAGCGAAGAATGCACGTTTCATTTCCACAACCTGAATCTCAGACTGCGTACCATCAAACACCTTAGACGTAAAATCATTCCATTCTTCCTCGATTGATTTTAGTTTCATCATTGACTACTCCCAACAAACCAATTCCACAAGATAGAGATACCCCACACCTCTAAGAACAGAAGCCCTAACACAAGACAGGACATGTTAGCGATCAATACACCAAATCCAACCATCTTAATTCCCTCCAGTGTATCATCTAACATACGTCGAGTTCTGTAGTTCATCCCACTACTCCACAAGGTGATCCATCCACGAAACAATAGTCAGCAAGTAATTCCAATGAGGAAGTAAGACCATTCCGTTCTAATGCCACCCCATACCCTCCCGGTGAGTCACATACGGTGGTAAACGTATGACGAATCAAATACCTTTCCAGCGTACCATCATTCTTCAGTACACATGAACCAACATATTTATGGAGTTCATCATACTCGAATGGCCGTAGTTGTGATTCTTCTATTTTGTAATCACACAATGTACTCCATTGTGGGCAGTCAGGATGTGGATTAAATCTTAGTCCTACATTTGATTTCTGTATCGGTATTACTTTTTTACCCGCAACATGTCCTTCCATCACATGACGATTACGATCAATCCATTCCAAGTAGGTTTTTGTCTGTTCTGGTGTCATTCGTCAACCTTTACAAGTTCTAATTCTTCACGACGAAAGTGGATCACACGATCCAACCTTTGATCCTCAACAGCGATCAGTGTTGCCAAGTGTTCTCCGTTAGCGTGAGATGGCATACGCTTGACTCGATACACCGTCACCACCCGCACGAGTGAGCCAACCTCCATTACAGGTTCTTTCACCTTTTTCGGTGTGGATGCCTTTTTCACCACTTTCTTCACAATTGGTTTACCCATAAAAACACGTCACTTTCAAAAAATGTGAAAATAAAAATGAAACCATCCTATACAGGGATGCAAACATACATTATACAGAAGGCGCGATAATCCCACCCCCCTATAACCCATAGGGTTATCTTGTATTGTATTAGAGAATCCTAATTCTTTAATCCCCATTTCGCCCCTTCCCTACCGGCCGTTCTTTCGACCTTGATTTCAAACTGATCCGGATGACTCGCCAATATCCTTTGAATCGTTGAATAGGTCATCCCTACACGCTTCACCAGTTGCATCACACTCAACGGTCCTAACTTCAACGCAGCTATGATTCGTTTGTGTAGATCCACTTCCCACAACAGTTTCGGTCTGGCTCCAACCATTATTCTCTCCAAACAACTTTATCAGATTTGATGTAGTCATCCAATACATCAATCGCCCGCTCGACTGCGCGTCGACTTGCATTACGACTTTCGAGCATTCATCTCAACAGATCAATTGCCTCTTTTGGATTCGTAACAATCTCAGTTGCTGGAATGTCATTGTTCTTACCGCCTTCACTCATCTTCTTGTTCCTTCAGTTCAGTATCAATCACTGACTTGTTCTTTTTGATATACATCTTGACCCTAGGCCACGAATCAATCCATTCCATACCCAACAGGTAATCAAGATACTGGGCTGGTACTTGATCGTAACGCTTGCTCTTGTACTGACCAAATGGAAATGGGTCACTGTCTTTCGGTGTCAGGTCAGGTAGAGGCATCATCGCCTCCGTTGTCAAACTCGACATCCGCATAATCTACAAATGACACCACACCATCACATACGTTGACCAACAGCGTCTTATTCTCATCCAGCGTGCTAAACAGCCGATGGAACTCATGCAACAGATCAGCTTCCTCTTCCGACTGTGCGATGAGCCTAATGTCCACCACTACGTCTTCTTCGTTCAGTGAGTTTACTACAGATTGCATTATTGTCCCCAATCAACAATCACAGATTTGTAAAGTTCCGCCATGTGTTTCGTCACTCGCCATTTGTGAGGTAACTTCTTTTGTGTTTCCTCATCAATCGGTTCGTACCATGCCACGATTTTCAGTTTGTGTAAAAACCGTAACATGGATTTGACTTTGTCATTCGTCATACTCACCAGTTGCGCCAGTGCCCCGTATGACAACCCCTCATTCCCTTTTGCATAGAGTTGCTTCACGATCTGTAGTGTGACCCCCATTGACGTATCGAGTGTCAACTTTCGCACTAGGTCCATTATATGCTGATCGACTGACCCTCGATTGCACACCACAGCAAGGCACATCGCCACCCGTACAAATTGTTTTGTTAGACGTGTGGGCATTTCCTTCGCATCGTGGGCTTCATCGGTTTTCGTCTTACCCGGTCGAGCGCGTAAGCAAGCCGTGAACTCTCCCAAGTCAGCGCATTGCATCAATCGCTCATCATCCATTTCAACTTTGGCGAGTAGATCAGTATTTGATCTAAGCCAATTGAGATAACCTCCCGTCAACTGGTACGCCTCGCACAACGCTGGATCGAGTTGATGTTCTGCATCATCACCCGACTTGATTTGTACTGCCCGCTTTGCTGAGTAAGCCGATCTCATGAGTATCTGTCGACGCTCATCGTCGTCCGGTTGTCCGATAAAGAATTTGAGGAACCGGTCTCCCAATGAGGCTTGATTGTTCATCAGGTCAATCATTGTTGGTGTACCAGCCAGCAACCACGTAAATCTAAGACCATCGAATAACTGATCCTCTTTCGAGTTCTTGAATGTGGCATGGCCCTTTCCATCGAATGCGCGTCGAATTTGTGACATGAATTGAGGAAATGCGGGATGTTGTACAACCGTGTCCCCCTCTGCTGTAATCCACATTTTACGATTCATACGTTCCAATGGGCTGAAGCCACCACCCTGCCAGCCAGAATACAAGCCTGTCACGTTCTCAACCGGGTAACTATTTTCCGCCACAAGTAACGCATCACAGAAACAAGTTTTTCCACTCCCGGCGTCAGCGATCAGCATCAGAAACAACTGGTCCCCTACCTGTTCCGTTGACAAACCCACCGCTAGACAGATCGCTAAAGCGTCCTCCATCTCCTGTCGCCAGCGCATCGGCTTCTTCCACGAATTGACCAGTGTTTTGAAGTCGGTACACGTTTTCGGTCGTAGCTTGGTATTCACATCCCCCGCTGCCGAATTTGCGCTCGATACGACCTCGTTAGCGGCCACGGTTTGTAACTTGACCTTTAGGTCAAATAATGCCGCCGAACGCCCCAAAAGCGATTTATGGGCCTTCAGAGCGTCCCTAACGTCGTAACCCGAAGTCAATTCGGGGTCGAAACCTTGCTCACCCCACTTTAACACCTGTACCGATTTCGCCACCTTCAAAAGTGTGCTGGAATTACGACACGAATACAGCCAGCCCGCCCCCGTTGTTGATTGCCCATTTCGCTCATTCACTTGGGGATGATCGTTATCGAACCAAAAGTTGACCACACGATCTTTAAACAATGGCATCCACTTCGAATCGAACGTAGCGCAACCGGGTAAGCCAATCACATTTCGTTCAGCCCCCAACGAATCCTTGAACTTACCAACCTCCTCCCACTTCTCAGTCTCAGCATTCATACCAATCTGACTAATCACTTCCTCATAGACCACACCGTTCCATGATTCGAACACATCAATGATCGGTCGCTTACTGTCGAATCCACTCATCCCGAATAATCCATGACCACCCACTTCGGGTGTGGGAATCAACTTACGTTTCCACTCACCTGTTTTGGGGTTTTTACAATTCACGTAACGATAGAGTTGGATCAGTTCTCCCTTGATGTTATACGCGGGCATCAGCCACTCACCCGTTAGAAATGACTTGACTACCTCCCAACGCACCAACATCACTGGGCTGAGTAATGTGCGATCCTTTACCAATTCGGTGTAGTCACAAGGTTCTGCATCACAGTATTTCCACAACAGACGTAGAAATTCCGTAGCATTACCACCCTTGATCGACTTCGCATGGCCATTGTTGTCCTTCTTCTCAAATCCCTCATTACAACTGAAACACCTCCATTGACTCGTCTCAGCAAGGATTGTGAACTTCCCTTCCTTACCACAAAATGGGCACAGACACGTTGCATTTTTATCACCATCCTTATAACTCAAATCAAGACCGTGGAACCGAAAGGGCTTCAACCCCGCTGGAAGTGTGTCACGTTCAATCGCTTTAGGCATTACTCATCCTAACTAATACTTGATAAGTCATCAACTATCCTCACGTTGTAGGTTTGAAGCAACTTGAACAGATATCACTTGGTTGATTACGATGGATCTTCAACCCGCACTTTCGACATCTACGAACAGGGGCATCAGCAGCAGACACAAATGCATTGGAAACTGGGTATTCTAGTTCTTGATCCAATCGACCCGGTCCCGTATCACGTTGTTCTTTTGGTTCTGCCCAACCTTGTCCAGTTTGAGACATTACTGTTCTGGTTGGTGACATTGGTTCTACAATCACTCCACCGTCATTCGTATGACCAACTGGATAAGGTTCGCCTAGTTGTGGAACCGTGATTGCTTGTCGTTCTGCTTCACGATTTCGATTTGCCTCATCTGCTAAGTGGTCCGTGTACTTGTCGGGGTATCTTATAGCCAGCTTTGAAATGTTCGCTTGCATCACTTCCTCCAACGTGAACCCCACGGCGTTACATGCTTGTACGATTCGCCATAACACATCACCTAGTTCTTCCTTCAAATTCACCAAGTCTAGTAGTTTACCATACTCCAATGCTTGTTGTACACACGTATTGACCTCACCCACATCACCAGCCATGCCTCTAGCAGCGTTGTCGAGTTGTGTCAGAACTGTACTACTATTTTTTCCGCCAAATTGTGGATTACCTTTTTTATCTACGCCTTCAAAATTACGTAGACGAATCACATTCTGGTCTGCCATCGTGCGCATGCTGGCTTCTTCGTACTGTTTAATATCCATTAGAACTTTCTAACCTCCCAAAATAGTGTGTTATATCCTTCGACTGCGCCCCACCGTTTGGAGAGCGTTGTAAACTCTACGACATGATCTTCATAACTATCGAGTAAGTGATTCAACCATTCCCAACTGTTTTGATCCATGTAGTATTGTAGTAAAGAAACTGCAAATAGTCCTAGTGCTTCTTGACCCCCTTCCAACAATGATTGACGCATCGGCTTCTTTACGGTTGAGTAATAGAGATACAGTCCTTTGGCTGTTCTCATTACCTCACCTTGGATTTGTGTCAACTCAGTAGGGCACATAGCAGATATGTACAACTGTTCCACGCTAAAGTGTTGACAAGCGATATCCCACGTATCAGCCATTTTGAATTTGGGCACGTCATACCAAGTCATTGCACCTGCAACACGATTTCGAATGTGAAACAATTCAAACTTATCAGAACCTAGATGATCTTTATTCCAATCAAGCCAGCCGTTCCATGTGGGAGACCTATTGCCAAATTCTCCGCTAGGAATACCTCCGTACAAAATCTGTCTTAGTGCGTATTGGCTGGTAGATCACCACTGTTCTCCGCTTGTAGTTTCATTGACTGGTATTCTGACTGGAGATTATCGAGGTTCAGGATCTGTAATCCAAGTTCCCTCAATGACTTGTCAACCTCTTCTGGCTTCATTGATGGCAACAACCCGAGTTGATTGTTTAACTCCTTGACTCGTTTGATACAGTTCAATCGTTGATTCGCCACCATCGTTGCCATGCGTAACACTTCTCTACTCATCATTCGTCTCCTTTTTCGCTTCCCAAGCCAGTCGTCGTTTCTCAATCCATCTGTATGCGCACAATTGCCAAGCGCCGTCAGCAATGTTCGCAACACCGTGATTCAACGCTTCCCAGTATTTGCGATGTTTGTGATAATGGAAGGCATTCATCATCGGTTGCGCCACGGTTCGCAAAAATGGTTCTTCCCAACGGTTATCGTGGATTACACCACCGCAAAAGTTCATAGCCACAAAATTACGACACTCACTATCAAACGTCTGTTGGTCCTTAACTAACGGTACATGATTCCACTGTTGGTTTCTGTACTCATCACACACACCTTCTGCTAACCACTTATCTGGTTCCCAACGTGATGTGTAACAATGGAGATTGTTACTCACTTGATTATACACCCCCACCTGAACGCCTAAGCAATTCGCCATGTATTCTTGTAGAAATGAGAAGTGAACAACGTTCGCCCCCAAAAGTCCAAGAGTCAAGTCATTCGAGCGATTGTAGACCGTCATATCGAGATAGTAGCCGTTATGTGCCTCTTCTTCTATTTCTTTTCGACTAGCTTGTCTCAACGAGAACAACGCACATAGATTGCACGCAACATCTTTTGTTGTTTCAATCTTGAGTAAGTCATCTTCTACGTTCCACATTTGGAGCACGACACGTCTTGACGTTGGTATCTTTCGTAAATGGTCGATAATAACTTTGAGTTGATCTACACAATATGGTGCGTCGCAGTGACAAGGAACGCTCTCACCACACTTACTACATGGATCTCCCATTTCTTTATGTAATGCATGTCTCCACCTATATCCATATGCTGCATTCTGCATTCCATCACCATCATCCACGAACTGACCATAGTTCTTAGAGTAATATTCCAATGGTGCAATGTCATTACGGCCAGCCAACATCCAAAGTGTTTCATACAAGTTCAGGAATGGATTAACATCGCGTGCAGGGTTGAACAGCACCCTCTCTAGCGGCTTTTCATATGTGACAATCACAGGTTCTTGGATTTGTAACACGTCACCAACTCTACTAGGTGATGACACGGTTGGAATGTGTCCATTATGAATTCCGTAGACCAATTCGTGGAATGCGTCATTTACGTTTGGATACTTTAGATGCATGTCAACTTGTCCTTTTCAATTTTCAGTTGCCAAATCAAACCCCATGAATCGCGTACCGTACACGAATCACCCTCAATCGAAATCACTTCACCACTGTGGTGTAATTCCTGATCTATCATCCGTGGTCCCAACATATTCCCACGGTTTTCAATCTGTGTGCGAATTGGTTCAAGCCACGTGACTATCTGCCCTACTTTCAGATTCATCCTTATACAGCCTTTCTTCTATCTGTTCACGCACGTAAGCCACTGGATTATTTGCCAAGTGATGTAGACAGTTCCCCATTATTGGGAACAAGATCCCACTACCACCGGCCAGTTTAAACCGTTGTATGTTTTGTTCGTTGTCATCAATCAGTATAACACCCGGCATGGCTAAAATTTCCTTGTGCGGGGTTGCCAGTACCCGATCAAATTCCTTGCCAAGTCGTGACTTCAACCACTTCACCTTTCCACTATACGACGTGGGGCAATGGCTTGGGGCTGTTACCACATGCCAATCACTACCGTTGAATTCTTTAACCAATTGGAGCAATGGGTCCATCCATTCGGTTTGCGCCAACGAGGTCCAAAATAGTTCACCATGTTCGCCAATCACCCTCCAAAATTCCTCCACACTCATGATTTCGCCCCGCATTCGAGCGAAAATAGGGATGAGCGACCATTCACCCGGCTGCCTGTAATCGTGTAACATTTGGATCGGAAAGCCATGTGCGAGGCACGCCGCGTCATCAAAATTCGTCAACAGACCGTCCATGTCAACGAGAATCCGAACAATTTCTCTCATAGAAAACTCCTCTAAAATAGGGATTTCAGAACTATTTTGAAAATTCCGTAGAAAAGTTCACAGAATTTCCTTTACAAACTTCCACTCCTCGACGATACTTCTGTTGTCGGGTTCAACGAAACGAAATGACACACACGAAACGAAGGAACAAATCATGAAAACTTACAAAATCCAATTGAATGGTCGAGTCTACCAAGTCCGAATTGACGCCAGCGAAAACATCGTTCAGGTAACTCGCCTGATCTCGAACGAAAAAGTTGATGATGCGACGGTTGAACAACTCCAATCGTTAATCAATGGTCATCACAAATCTTCTGCCCTTGCTTACCCTGTATGTGTCTAAGCCGAAACGCCTCCGGGCGTCACCACGAATTTATCTACGTGGTCTGATGATGGCAGATACCCTCAAGTTCTAGTTTGAAAGATGACGAATTATGGCTAAGAAAGTTGTTGGAAACGCTGTGATTGATGGCGTGGTCACCGGTGCTCCCGTGAATGCTGCTGCATCACCTGCCCCTGTTAAAAAGGAGGCAGTGAAAAAGGTTGCCGCCAAGTCAACTGCCCCCGTGAAAAAAGTGGCTACGAAAAAGGCTGCTGCGAAATTAGTGAAAAAGGAATCAGCCCCACGAGCAACACGAACCGACACAACCGAACTCCAAAATCAAATCCTCAAGTTCATGAAGAAGGGTCACGATTACTCCTCACGTGAAATCGTTGTCGGACTAGGTCGTACACCCGGTGGAAAAGAGGGTGGTCCTGTCGTCAATCATTTGAAATTGATGGTGGAAGACGGTCGAGTTGCTTACGGATCAACCGAAGGTAAGCGGGGAAATGTGTGGGTCAAGCAATAACATTATTGGTCTGATAAGTTGACTTCATTAGCCCGCCCTAACCCGGTGGGCTATTTTTATTTAAACACTTCAACACAACCTCCTTTACCCTTTCGGAACACTGCTTTTCTTATCGGCTCGTGTTCTAATGAGTAATTAAGTTGTCTGAAATCGCCATCAGTACCCGTTAATCGACCCATCGCCAGTAAGCAACCTGATTTTTGCCTACCTAAAAATTGAATGCCTAGGCTCTTGTAAAACGCCACGCTTTCAGGCTCACTACTCACCCTCAAATACTCAGCCCCAAGCCCTCTCACGCGATTTAAACACTCCACACACAGTTTTGACGCCACTCCCTGTCGACGATACTCGGCGAACGTGTGAAGTAGTTGTAAATTTGCGATATGCGGTTGCCGTTGTGTAATCGTCCAAATAATCGCCCCCATCAGTTGCTGCCTGTCATTCCATACGCCTAGGCACGGCCATAGGTCAAATGCATCGGCTTTAGCGCGAAATGTTTTAGCAAATGAGTCAGCCGCAACTGGATGCAACCCCGTAGCAGTCACAAACTCTCCGCGAGTTGTTTCACGTAACTGGAATGAATTCACGTTTCTTCTCCCCCCTACTTTTATCCCACTTCGTTTTTAGCCAGCCTTCGACTTCTGGTAGCGAGTAGCGAAACGGAGGAAACTTATAACCTACCCTCAATAACTCATCCACTGAAGGTCCATCATTCAATGCCGCCAACATGAATTGTTCCACGAATCGAAAGCAGTCAGAGAGCTCTAGTAAGTCAAGTGAGCTACGAAATAGTCGGAATTCAATTGTCTGTGTGTGCTTTAGGCAGTATGTATTGATCGCATATCGAAACGGTCTACCACGACTGACACCATCTTTACCACAGCACTGGATACGGATAAAATCATCAAACGAGTTTGCCATGTTGATAATATTCTCACCCATCCAATCAGGCATCAGTCTTCCACAATCGAGTTTCAAATATCCCGCCCCTAATTTTGCAGACATTTGCCTAGAATCAAATTGAAGGCAACTATCAACAGATTTAACTTGATTCTCCATTATATACCTAGTCAATTTTTTGAGTAGTTCAATGTCACGTACTAGTCTCGGTATGTGGATATGTACGTGTGTGTGTGATATACAATTTGTTGTTGGTGATTGTCCCTCAGTGATTAACCATTTCAACAATTCTTCAATCAATTTGATTTGTGATTTCCAACCAATTGTTGGAACAGTGTTGATCTCACCCCCCATTGGTGGTTCCAACCCCAATGGGTCACAAGCAACATGCCGGTATGGAGGAAGTATGTTGACAATATCCGTCTCAGCATACTCCCATTTACCATATTGTAGAGGAATTACTATGTCTCTGCTCACGTCACCTAGTTCTAACTCACACCCATAGGTCCAATTGACTGAAGTGATTTTAGCTCGTGGCATCAATGATCTTTCTAGCAACCCAACCCGCTGCAATGGTCCCAGACTTACCCGCACCTGTCGCGACCCATACACGGTTGAAAACTTGTTTTAATAGACAAGGGTCTTTCCCACTTTCACAGTAGGGTCGCAACCCAGTAATAGAACGAATGTACTGCATCTTCTGTAAGTTATTCTCACATCGTGTTCGACACTCAAGTTCTCTTTTAGCTGTCCAGTTTGGTTGTAGTATCGTAGACCCATCGCCTATCCAAATCTCATTCGACGATTGTTGATGCGCAACAATCTGCTTGTATGGTGCCCACGGATTGATAAATGGTTCTTTCAACTGACCTTTATATCGGAACGATATTCCCTGCTTACGCTGTATTTTCAAAGCAAGTTGTGGAAGTAACGTTCCACACCACACTCCAGCCGCGACAATCAACAAGCGGCAACGTTCCTGACTTTCACCATTGTTCCATACAACATTTGGGTAGTTATCCAAAAACTGTAATGAACACACTCTTCCTACAACCCTTGGAAACTCAATTACCTTATCCGTGTCAACTCGATAAACCGTTGAAGTGACGCCCGTACTGATTCCCAACGCCTTGATAGTAAACTGTTCTTCAATCAATCCCCAAGTCTCATTGAGTAGTTCCATTGCAGGTTCATACTCAGTTTTCGACATCCCTCCAAACCATGATGGCTTTAAATGGCCCCCAGAGGGTTTTGTCCCCGCCAGTGACTCATTACTATCAATCACCAATACGTCTCTTCCCTGCGTCTGTAGTGACTTAGCAATCGTAGCGCCAATAATACCCGCTCCAATGACAATTACGTCTTTCACCACAGCCCTCCACTCTTACCAGCATTAAATAGACGTTTACTCATCGGCAAGCTACCATACAACTCAATTGCATGGCGCACCTCGATAACATCTTGTCCTAATTTATAATGACCTTTGTGGTAACTGTGGTACTTGCACAAGCAGGTTTCAATCTCTTGGATGTTCAATCGTCGTTCGCAACGTGGCGGAGCAAGTAGATCCTTTAATCCTGCTGTCAAATGGTTGTAGGCAAATTGACAAGCCTGTTCCATTGGAACGTCATGTTGTGCAGCAATCAATTCTGCGCCTAGTCGTGGCGATTCGTACATGTTGAATACATCATCCGGTGTGAATTGAACTTGGACTATTGCCAATCGTTCTAATAAGTCAGCCGCTTTGAAACTCACCCAATCACCAAACCCACGATGGTTTTTAACTTGCTGTATTACCTCCAAAGCGCTTGGTTTAATTTTACCATTCGACCAGTGTTGAACGATGCGTAATGGAGTCAGTTTTAAATCAATTAAGTCCTGAATTGCCCGAGTTGCTTGCCCCCCTCGAAAATGACGACGCTCACTTGCTCTAGGTCGCTCTTTCGTTGCTGCCGCATCCATCATCCCTTGCCAATAGTTATTTTGTGAACAGATCCATGATGCCGTTCCAAAATGATAAAAGCACAAGTAAGCTAGGAGAAATTTTGCTTTTAGTTCAGGCTCTAGTTGCGCATACCACAAGACAACATACGTTGGATCTAAGTCATTCAATGTAATTAGTTGTCGACTAAACTCCAATGCATTCAATTCGTTTTGCATTATAGTAGATCCCTAAAATCTGCTGAACTGCTGCACGGTGATTGATTGAAACAACTCGCCTACCGTACACTTCTTTTATCTTACGTTCGCTGCTACGCGCCGCACTTAGCTTACTCATCAGGTTTTTTGGGCTGTACGGTTTTTCAGTTCCCTTTGCTTCACGTCGAGCAAGTACCCGTTGGATACAGACTTCTGGTGGGGTATCCATAAACGCAAAAACAAAATCATCACCATACACTTCACTATCCTTGCCGATGTTGCCGTAACCACTGGTAAACGCCAGCCCCTCGAATAACACGTGTCCCAACGCTGCCAATCGCGTTACACGTGGCCAAATTTCAGTAAAGGGGTGAATACCGTCGCAACCACCGCAAGCATTCTGATAGCAGCCTACAACGTACAGTGATGATCCATTACCCAACGTCATTACATAGTTCATCGGTCTGCCCTTTGAATCAAGGCTCTCAGGTTGTGCGTTGTAGCGTTCCATGAGTTTACGCACGACAGTGGACTTGCCTGATCCATTTGTCCCCCGGAGTGAAATAATCATTTCACCCCCGGATAGAGTTGTTTGGGTCGTTTGCTATCGAACAACGTGCGCTCCATCTTCGAAAATTCACATAGGCAGTTTTGAAGGTCCATCGCTTCCATGCGCAAGTAAAGATCTGCTGGTAGCAACTTCCTTAGTTGTGATCTAAGTTCTTGAAGTTCTTTTGTGAACTTGGCTTGATTCTTTTTCTCGTCTGGGTTGCGCTCGTGAAGTCGATTCATTCCACGTTTTGAACCTGGACCCATAGGAGCCCATGTGTTTCTATCAAGCCAATAGTTTTCATGGTTTAGAGCTAATTTAATGTCTGCCACCACTTGCCCCGCAATAAATGACCCCATACCGACATAATTCATCAATCGAGTATGTGTTGCCTCAAGTGACTCATAGACTGGAGCTACCTTCGCTTTATGGATTGGATCAACCACAAGGTGAATCACCTGTTCCACCTTCGTACCACCACCTAACCCACCCGTGATGATGTAAGCGCCGTTGAATACCTTTTTCCCATCGGCTACACGTTTTTTACAAATCGCTTCGACTCGTTTCGGGTTCCATGGATGAGGGTAGCCAATATCCGTCATCGTTTCGATATTGTTGATCTGTCGTGCCAGTACACAAGCCGTTACCAAATTCCCCTTCTCAATGTTTTCCTTTGTGTACCAGTTGTTCATGAGCCACTGTGAAACCTTGTCATCACTCCTAATCACATTGCAGAAGCGGAAATTCTGTAATACTTCGTTCGTGCTCCACGGTTTAGGATCACCAGCTTCTTTTTTCAACCTGATTGATTCCCTTTCGGTTATCCAAAAACAGAGTCTTTGTAACGGTGTCAACTTCTTAACTTCTTCAACTAACATACTTGCCACCCTTCATCATCTGCATCCTTGTATTCTACCACACATTTCGAAGCATCTTGTAACGAGTCAGCGAAGTCATGTAACGTCGTCCCTTCACCTGACTCCACAAACAAGTTATTTCCATCCACAAACGCAAAGCCAGTACTCGGGTTCGATTCAGCTTCCATCACTCCATCATTGATCCATTGTTTGAGTGTGTCGGCAATTCGTACCTTATCGTTCAAACTACATTCAACCGCATCACACACAAGACGTTGGAACCCACACTGTTTCCACCCTTCGGGGCATACCAATCTAATCTTCATTTGCCTTGTTTCTCCAAAGTGTAATCTTCTATATCCACATCCATTTGTGTTAGACAATGGATCAACGGCTTACCACATAGGTCAATATGCTGTCGTCTAGTTCCTTGGCATTCTACTACCACTTTCTTAACACCACAGTCATGGGCTATCGCAATCAGGTGTTCCTTATCCTGTCCTAATACGTGAGCGATAGGATAGCCACGATTCATATCACGTTTGAAACATGCTGGCGAGTTAGCGAATACCATAAAATGGACATGGACAGCTATCTCACCGGCTTCAGCATAGGCGTATGCTTCTCGCAGTTCATGCTGTTTGAACACTCTCAATTTAACCTCCCTGCTTTTTTGAGTTCTGTAATTCGATTCGCCAACCAGTGAAGACTCAACATTTGATAGTTGACGTGGGGTAACTTACTGCGCAGTGTTGCCAGTTCTGACTCTGTTGGTAGTAGTGGATTTCTCATTGTGACCCTGTAGTAGTTATTCACTATTGCGTCGTCATCGACTTCTAACTTGTGGTTCATGACGCTTGTGCCCAGTTGTGAGGATGGTAGGAAAGTCCACACGTCAACGGAATGCCAACACAATCGCCTAGAGATGCCATGATCTTTCGAATTGCATTCAAGTGATGTAAATTTCCTTTATCCTTTACAAATGGGAAATCGAAGATCAATTCATCGTGGATTTCGAGGATGATGTAGGCATCGAGTTTGTTTGCCCGCAAGTATTCTTCTACCTTAAACATAGCACGCATTTTTATCCAACACGCTGTAGACTGTACATGGTAGTTTAGAGGAATCGTTGGCGATACTCGCCCCCACTTTGAACGCGAACAATAGACCGGATAACCCCGTCGTGGATTGACCTCGATATCGGGTATGGTCTCAACAAACCCCCACTTGTTAGCCAAGTCAATGTACTTGTTATTGAGTTTGTTCTTTTCTTTCAATCTAGCCTGGACCATTGCTTGCGCACCGGGTTTATGTGCTGCTAGGTCTGCTGTACCTGATCCCAACATTGCACCATACTGATCGGCGAAATCGAAATTCTTGATCCACTGGTAGTAGGTCGAACCGTATTTTTCCTTGAATGCACCTTTCTTTTCGGCTAATGGCCAGAACAAGTCAGGATAAACGATACTGGCATTTAATAAGTGATAACTGCCAAAGTAGGGCGCATCGTTGGGCTTTTCGAAGATATCAATCATTACCCGCTCGCCAGACTCATAGGCTGGGATGCGCAACTCCAAGTTGTCGTAATCAATCGACCACCATTCGCGACCGGGTAACGGACCAAACACGTAACGTAGGTTGAATCCTTCTTTCTTACTCACCTGTTGGGAATTGGGGTCTTGTGATGAGTTGCGCAATGTGGCTGTACCTGTTGGATTCACCTTGGAATGTATCAGGTAAAAGTCCATCACTTCATCGGGCAGCATGTACTTTCGATAACTGGTCAAATATCCAAGGGCTGTGTCTGCGCTACGCTTTTCCCTTAATTTTTCCACGAAGGTCAATTCCTTGCTCTTAGTGGGGAGCGTCAGCATAAAATGCTCGATCACATTTTTATCGAACGATGGGGCACCTGAATCCGTTTTGATCGGTGATTCCAGTCTCATTGTATCAAAGAGAAAACCCCTTAATGAGTTGTTCATCCCGTTCTTAGGCAACTCAAGTTTGTAGTTGTCATACCTTGATGCAATGTTCTTACACAATCGGCCAGCCGCTTCTGACGCTTTAGTAAACCGTTCCTCCAGTTCTGTCATTCTGCCTTGATGCAACGTTGCGCCACGTGACTCCATCGCACACAGTTGTGGTACAAGTTTCATTCGTTCAAGATAAATAGACCACAGATCATTTGCGTGTAGGCACTTGTGATGCGCCTTTGCCAAGTAACATAACACCCCGCTATCTGGGTTAGCGTATTCTGACAATACTGTCCACCACGGATGATACCCCTCATAGACTTCTGAAGGAGGACGCCATTCCCAACCATTACTTTTTTCTATTATGGATAATGGTTGTCTGTTTTCTAAGGCAGTATATGCATCACTCGCTTCCCATTGGTATTTGGCTACCATGCGAGGCAGAAACGTGTCAAACTGCCAAGTCGCATCCTTTGCCGATGGTAAATCCTCTTCACCCTTTTCAGCAATGCGCCACTGACCGAACTGGGCAATAAACGCTTTTGTTCGACACATTCTACGGGCTGCTGCTGTTGCCTCGTGCAGCTTGTCTTCCACTGGCTTGATGTTCAGACCTAAGTGGATTAGAACCTGACTCGTTAGATCGTGTGGTTCGTTAGAGTTAATCAAGTGCCCACTAATTAGCGTGTCATGTGTATAATCCCAAGGCCATTCATCCATTAGTCCGGGTAAGATGTTGTCCAACATCGGTACATCAAACTTCTCATTGTGGATTATCTTCATCTCACCCGGTACAAGTATGGTCTTTCTTATACTGCGTAGGTCAGAAGAGTCCCATAAAGGTTTGCGGGTGAATGGATCGACATCAGCCTCCCAATAAGTTTGATTGTCATTATCGTCACACACAGTTACAAAGAATGGGGCTGCTCCGTGGTATTTGTCAACGCCAGAAGTCTCTGTGTCGATTCCTAAGATTTTCTTGTTCCTTCACTTATGTGTATCCACAACCAGTTGAACACCTGACCGGGTTATCAACTGGATAAATCCCTTTGCCTCTACGTTGTGCATCAATATCACTTGACCAACACGCACACCATTTGCGTACACGTTCAAGTTATCATACGGTCCATTCGTATGTTGGTGTTCCATCGTGTATTTTACAGTCGATTGGGGCTTGACCTGTTTTTTGATGGCAATCGGCACGCTACTTGACCTCGTTAGCGACTTCGAACGTGGGTACGATGATTTGTACCCCTTGACGTTTTAACAGGCTTACAAGCGATTTTGCGGCTTCACAGTCCCGCATAAGCGTGAGTTGTGCAAATTTGGTGTCACCATCGTAAAAACTACCACTGTCATATGGTCCATGTGAGTGTTCGAACCGAAATATGACTTGGGATTGTAGCAGTTTCTTTTTGATAGCTAGAGGCACATCGTGTTCCTGATTAAATAACGTTTTAGAATAGTGGGAATCGAACCCCAGTTATCCGACTGCATGCCACGAGTTGAACGTGGACTGGATATCGCCCGGTAGACCACTACTGCTAATCTAAAACGTCAATTTCAAAATCGCTCCGGCTGGATCTTCCAGCAATTTACAGATCGTGTGGAATCTGTACCACTTCCTCATCTGTCTCAGTCTGTCGAGTGCGTCTACTTCCGCCACGGAGCGAATATCAAAGTTACTCAGTCAGTAACTACAAAAGGTAAAGGACAATTACCTCAATTTAGGTAATAGGGAATTACCTAATCACAATACTTCTGATGGTGTTCGTGATGTTTCTCATGTTGATGATGGTGTGGTCCAAACTTCATCGACTTACGACCATTCCAGTTCTTACCCAGTTCTGACTTTTCTGATTCCAAATGAACCGCCACGAGTTCAGGGAGTAGTCTACGATTTTCTGGTTCCCACTGTAACGCATGGAGTACGTCAGTTCGTTCTGCGCCACTATGATTTAGTGGATAACGCTTGGGGCACTGTCCATGATGCCACATTTGAAAGAACCCGATTGGCACATACCCGCCATACTCACGAAAGGATAATCGACCACCTAGTGGAAATGGGGGTGGCACAATCAGACAATGCCATAAGAACTGATGTGCCTCTTCCAAGTGAGGGTCCATACTGATAAACTTTTTCCAGTTGTCCCACCCAATACAGTTCACCCGGTCGATACCGTAGATACATTTTGGGTCTAAGCTAACGTGACTAATCAGGTGTCGAGTTTGTGGAGGTAGCCAGATGTCAGCATCCACATGAATGACCCAACCGTCACCAGTCAGGTTTGCGATTCCATAATCAATACCTCGTGACTTAGCGAACTGATCTCCCTTTGTCATCAAGTTAGTCGTGAGATAATCCACCCCAAGTTTACGACACAATCCAATCGTATCATGGTCTCCTTCCTTCGTGATGACCAAATAACGGTCAAAGTGCCGCATATTGTACGGCAGTGTTTCACGTAGGAAATCAGAATATTCAACGCATACCGTCACCCCTTCAAGTCTGTCTGTCAGCATCTTGTGTCACTTTCTAAAACATGAGTTGGAGTAAGAAAATTGAGACTGTGGGTTACAGCATTACCTAGACGACATGCTGAGAACGTATGGACCTTCCACGCACTAGATAATTCACCACTGTACTCTTCAAGTGGAATTCAGTCTCATTGGAGGCAGTAGGATTCGAACCTACAAATAATCCATTACAAAATAAGTTACAGACGGAATTGAACCATCCTTATCTTGTCGCGTCTACCAGTTTCGCCATACCTCCGTCGACAGACTTTTGCCCTAGGTCTGTCAGCTAGTGGTCCCCCGTGAAGCGGGAAGGAACAAACAACCAGAATCACGGAGAGGCATTATCAAAACCCCCTAACCGAGTTGTAATAAGTCCATTTAATACCCTGCCACATGCCATCAGACTAGGTCAGCAGTTAGCAACTCGGTTAGAGGGATTATAAGGTTAGGTGGACTGGCTTTGTCGGTTTATTGTACCAGTCATTGCGACGCTACACTTGCCACTAGGTTTCCCAAGTGGGGTTCCCCCGCTCGCACACCTAGTCGACTTCATTTCGTAACCACCTGATCACTCTTCGAGTTCTTCGAAGGGGATCAGTAGTGGTTTTTTCGTGGCTGGATTCAGTAGTGTCTTGTTCGTATCGAGGTTCTTTAGTGTCACCTTCTCCCCCACAACAGACAGTACCTCATGTTCTTTCGCTACCTTTGATTTCTCCATCTTCTTAGTTTTTGGATTCAGTTCAATTGGCTTGTACTTCCACACTTGTCCTACTTCTGGCGTTGTACTTGTTTCTTCCTCTGCTGCTGGTTCTTCAAGCGTACTCAAGTGCGCAGCCAATTCGATCCAACTCATCGAATTGAAATCATCATCACTCACATCAGCCGCTTGACGCAATTCATCGAGTTTATCGGCACTTTCTTGGTCTCCTCCATCGGCTGCTGCGCCTAATGCATCATAGTCAACCGCATCGTCTGCCTCACCTTCATTTTGACCCTCACGGCACCATTCACCGACCTGTTCCCAACTCTTACTATTGTCAATATCCTTCTGCGTTTTGCCTGCTGCTTTCGCCAATTCGGTCAACTTCGCATGAGCGTCTGCTGCTGCATCCTCATCCTCACCATTAGCAGTACCAACCAAGTCATCAATGTCGTCACCGAATGGCACATCACTGGATTGTTCCTGCACTTCCTCTTCTGTTGATTCACCCCCTAATTCTTCACCTGTACCATCCACCACGCCTGTATCCCCATCTGGTGTGTACTCACAAGCCTTACCCCAATTTTCCCATGTCTTGGGGTTAGGATACTGTGTAGTTGCTGCACTGGTACTCACACTCACTTGGAAATAGGGGGCTTGGGATTTCAACACTTCGATGGTGGGTTCTATATCGTCCCCTCCAACATCTGATGTATCAACGCCAAGTAGACGGAACAAGTTCAGCACGTTCGCTACGTGCATATCCAGTGTAACAACTTCACCCTTTGAGTTTTTTGTATCACACAACGGTTCTGGTCCAAATTGAGTTCTTAGACCTTCAACATCCACTACCGTCGTCTTATTGACGTTGACCTTTTTCGGAAACTGAATTGCTCCAGCCGCATAGAAGAATGGTTCTCCTTTGTTGTCCCCCTTTTCATAGTACCCGATCTTCATATCCACCAATTGGGCAATGTAGTTGTCGAAGTCAGGGAGTTTACCCCTGCCTCCAACCTTCGTCTCATCATTACGATGCGCCTTGACGGCTGTATCCAGCTTTGCCCCAAGTTTCTTACCCAACGCACTGACTGCCACTTTCGCTGCCATTCGATTTCGCTCCATTAAATTGTTGAACTGATTAGTTATTCGCTACCTACTTCAATTGTACCACACTGCTCGGCAGGTAATTTACCACGGTCAGGTACTTCACTCCGTAGTATCTTCACGTTTTCAGGTGCTTCGATTCCTAAACGCACATGGTCTCCTCGAACTTGCGTGACCGTGACTTTGATGTTATCTCCAATAAGAATTGATTCACCGGGACTCCTTGATAACACGAGCATGATTTCCTCCTTGTAAAGCGTTCCAAATAATCAAACCACCAACACCTAAGACAATCACCAATTCCATAGCGTCATCCAATCGTTGTTACGTCAAAATCTTCATCAATGTAATCATCCCCCAAACGAATCCTGACCAGTGTTTTCAGATCAGTATCACCACTGTTAGTTTCTGTCGTTGTTATGACTTCAACTTTTAGTTCTTTGTTCAATACGTCAATTATCATTTTCCTAATTAGCTCATCCATCACTTTGTTCCTTTGTAAGTTCCATTCACGATCTGCATGATCTTATCGTAACTCGGGTTAACGATGTAGTCAGGCGCATTGTCGATTGGTGTACGGAACCCAGTATTATAGATTCCGTGTGGTCCAGTCCTTAAACAGAAGTCAGCACCGGGTACAGCAACCTCTATATTCACATCCTTTCCATTAATCTTACTGGTTTTGACAATCGTCTTCTGTTTCTTAAACGTCTGTACGATAAAGTCCACTGCTGGATGTAACCACCCGGCAAGTGACGGCATCAACTCGACCCCCACAGTTGGTAATAACATCTCGTTATCGTCGCCTACGTCCTTTGGAGCACGTTCCTGACCTGCAATCACCACGTTACACGAGAGTGATAACAGCATCCGAAACAACTCACGGCATTGAGTACCCGCGTCCATATACTGGTCTCGTGATGCTGTACCCCACTTCATCTGTGCTGGCAGTTCATCAACCTTTAAGATCTCAGCCAGCACACGATCTTGCAGACCCGTACCGTGATCCAATGCCACGGTTTTATACAATCCACTATCACGTGCATGTTCGATGAGTGTGCGAACCTCCATTGAACTATTAACCGTGACTGCCTTGATCTTTTTACGATGCTCCAATGGAATTGATCGTAACTCACCTGACTTGTTACCGCCCGAGCATATAATCCATAATATCGGACCGGGGAATGTCGCAATCGTCCTTGACTTACCTGTTTTACTTTTACCATAGATGAGGATCTTGATCCCTTCGGGCTGATCGAAATCATATTCACCGATTCTATCGACGACTGACCCACCTACTTTACGTTTGGGGTTTGCTGTCGGTATCTGTTTCTTGATACTTGGGGGCATTAGATACTCCAAAATAGGATTGCTTAAATTCAATTACGTGAAACATGCGAATTGGATCGAAATAACTCATAAAGTAACCGTAAGAAACACCGTCGATTTTGACGATCTCAAATTCCTTATTTTCTGATTCGGTTACTAATTCCAGTTTGTGGTTTGGAGCCATGCAAATTACGTCGTCAGCATGACAACCCCACGCCTCACAACAAAGTCTTCTTAAAGTGTTTTCTTTAAACTCAGCAACCTGCCTTACTGCCTGTTCCATCCAATAATACATAAATGGTTGATTCACGCCAGTTCCTCGAAGAGTGTTGTTGAGCGTTGAAATCCGACCGTATTTCCATTCAACAATTCATCCATGTCAGTTGATCCAGTTTCCATAAGTTGGTTATAGACGCCAAATGGTAGACGCCAATGATAATTGAATCGTGGTCCAAATACTTCGTGTAGATGTCGTGACTTATTGTCAAACGCATTTAGACCAGTTTCGTAAGCAACTTTCCACCATCCGTAGTCGTTACACAAGTTCTCTAAACATGGATCAAGGAATTGTGTCTTGAATGCTTGAATGTCGGCCGCTGATATCTCAACCTTCCATCGTGCAAACCAGTAATTATCTTGCCCTTGTTCGGGTGGTTCCATGATGATATCACGTAATCGACCATAGTAACTTTCATCTGATTCTTCTGGTATGTTACCATCCTTTTTAGTGGTTTTGGCTTTATGCTTACGAATCGAGCCTTTACCACCACTGAACGGACGACGGATAACGTTATATCTGACGCCTTTAATCGGCTGTTCTTGCCAATGTGCTGTTGGTGGTTCTCTATCATCCTTCATTGCTTGTAATGCACAGACATAGAACATTGTTTGGATTTCGAACGTCAGATTACGTTTCATCTGTTCAAAATCAATATCACCCTTTGTCTTATTTTCTTGGATGTAAATTCCACTGCCCTTACCACCAATTAAATCCACCGAGTCAAATTTACCACGTAGATACACCGCGCGCCCCGATGGCAATTTGTATGGCACATGAAACACCTGTTCTTGCATCAACGGTGTCCGCTTCAACACGTCAGGTTGTTTTTTCCAATGTTCAACGTAGATAGGGAATTGGACCATACACGTCTGATACCAGTGATTTATTTCCTCTTGTTGGAATCGGTACTTGTCCATAAGTCCTTTAACGTAGACTTTCAACTCGCCTAAACAACTACTAATACTCCCACCATGTGCTAATTCCTCTTCACAGCAGTGCCACATGTGACCGTATTCTATCTTATGGTCGAATACACGCTTACGTTCCCACCCTTCAACATACTTCAATCGAAATCGCTCAGGACAGCCCCCCGGATAACGACCTAGTATGGATTGAGTGATACCGCCCATTGGTCCGGGGTCTTCTGGACCTTGCCATAAGGCTTGTTTTGGCTTGAGTTTCCCTTGTAGTTTCTTACCTAACTCAGTCTTTGGTTTTTGGATAGCTTTCGGCATGGTGTTCCTATTGTAATTGTGCATACTTCAAACATAGTTCCATGTGGTGTTTCTGACACTCGCCGGGAGTGTTACAACATCTAGTTTCCAATTGATTGCCATCCCAATCAATTGGCATTTCACACAAGCACCCTTCTGCGGCACAACGTTCTTGGTTGTTTAGCTTGAACACCATTGTCTCGAATTTGCGTTCTGAACCGATATCAACCCAGTCCCTACTCTTTTGAGTTTCTACCCGAGCGCCAACAGACGAGATCATGTAATCGCCAATCACCGTACATAGATGGAATTGGCATTGATGTCGACACACATAATGGCCTGCCATTCCAAACCATTCCCATTTGTCTCTTTCAATCATTTTGCTTGTTCCTTCTTTTCTGGTTCTAACCAACCCTTGTAACCACACCTTGGATTGAAACATCCATTATGACTGTCGAAGTGATGTACTGCGCCGCAGGACGGACAGACGAATCGTTGACCATATTTCAGTTTATCATGAGATTTCGATGCAAGTTCAGCCTTACGCTTGTTTGATAGAGGCATAGTCAATCTGTCTTAACTGTGATAAGACTACCTTGAACAATCACACTCACTTTTCTATTGATGGTTCTGATCCCTTTAACAGTTTTCGCAGTGAAGTTATTTCCATTGGCGTCTGTAAACCTCACAACATAACCGCCCCACCTTCCTTTGTATGTTCCATCTTGCGGTACTGCCTCGATCAGTTGGACACAATCTGTTGCCACTGATTCCATCATTTAAGGTTCTCCACAACATCACGTAGGGTTGTAACTGTTCTCAATTCTGCTAATCCACGTTGTGACAAGTCACATCTTAAGATCGCTGCCGGGTGGATGATTGGTACGATCTTGACTTTGGTGATTTTGGGCAACCACTTTTCCGCCAATTTACCCACCGCGATAATCACTTTCGGCTGGCACAACTCAATACATTCTACCAAGCGGGGTTGACAGGCTTTTATCGAGTCGTCGGTAGGTTCACCGAATTTACGCCTTTCGTCACCTTGCGGTAGGCACGCTACTAGGTTTGTAAGGCCGTATTTTACGTTTTGCCGCCCTTCGAACGCTTTTTCGATCAATTCATCGAGTAGCTTGCCCGCCGGACCGCAAAACACCTTACCAATCGAATTTTCACTTGGTCCGGGGGCTTCCCCCACAAACAAGATAGAGTTCGGAATTGAACCACGAAATAGAACAACCTTGTTCCTATTTCGACACGCATCACAATCAGTACAAGTACTCCATTTTTCTACGTGTTGCTGCCACGGGGTCATTCTACACGCTCCAAGTAGTTTGTGACTAAGTAGTTTTCCCAATCCAATTGACACATATGTTTAGCACCTTCTAGTGTTGCAGTATGTCCAATTGTACTGCCATCACGTCCATTTTCAGACACAATAAAAGCGTCTGCCAATTCCTTACTTAGTAACCTAGCATGGTAGATACCCTGCGGTGTAGAAGACTCAGACTCGACAAAGCTAACCTTTTTCCACTTCAAAGGTTTTATAATGTAATAGACACTCATCAGTTCCTCCTCTGATGGAGTTTATCCGCGTGCATCACGGCAGTTAGAACACGAGTCGAAACATCTGACATGAGTTCAATTTCATCATGTGAAAATCCCTCATCTTCCAATACCTCTTTAACCCTGTATTGGATCATCATTTCTGGTAATGGACTCAAGCTAGCAGCAATACTAGCTCCAATCGTTTGGACTAATGCAAATCGTTCTAAATCCTCACGTGTGAGTTTACTCAGTTCCAGTTTCAATGCGTCGTTATGGACTTTGGACATATTGTTCCTATTAGTTGAAGTTACAGACCGTTGTGTTTTCGTTGACAATAAATCGCGATTAACAGTGCATCTGCGACTGCGCGTTGTTTACCCAATGATCGAGGCTCTTTCCATAGTTCAAGTTTGGGTAGGAGTTTTTGAGCAACTCCCCTCAATCGTTCCTTTCGTTGTGGTTGTGATTCATCTTTGACAACTGGAATTCCTAACCCCTTCATCCATTGTTGTGGCGTTGGTGTTTCCCATTCTGCACCGATTGCCGTTAAAGCCATGCGCATCGAACCAAAGTTTTGTCCAAAGGTGAACATACTCGATCCACCTTGCTTACGTCCAGCCATTGGCGCAGCCCATACACGTTCTAGCAAGGCTTTGATTGGAAGTGAACTACCTCCATGACTATTCATAGTCTCGTCAAACCAGTTCCAAATATCCATTTCTGTTTCTGGCATCGGTGTGTAGATGATTTCACCTTCTGGCATGATCGCTGCTAATCCACCACCTGTACCGGGGTCGATGCCCAAAAATATCGTATCACTCAGTTGTTTCTTTTTCGTTGGTAATGGAATTTTGAGTTTCCTTTATTTTCCTGTGGGATTAGACTGACACGTTTAAACGAACTAAGGTTCTATCTACTGTTTTCCTCATTGGTAATGACTCGTGAAGCATCGTCATCGCATTACCTCCGTAACAGTACATCGGTTCCAACTCAGTTTTCTGAAGTTGTGACAGGTCAAGATGCTGAAAATCTCCTCCCTCACCCGGCGTACCGTCATATTCACCGACATAAGCGGCGCAACCTTGTACATCAGATGCAAGTAGGATCAACTGGTTGTCTTCTGGTATGAATCTGTGGCCCCCGGTATCGTGTTGACCAGTTTTCCACCCACCATTGTCCCAATGGCCTGCAACCCAAACTCCATCAATGTGAACGCCCGGTCTACGCTGTGGTTGCCCTTCGATCACTTTTGACTGATCCACCATGATGAAGATAGATTTTTCAGTTCTCAGCCCCTGCAACATCTGGTCAACTGTTTCTTGCCAGCGTTCCAAGCCCCTAGGTAGTCCATCTATCTGCCTGAATTCACGCATGTAGATCCTCTCACCAGTAAATTCAGGAAATACAACTCGGTTCCGACGTTCAACTGTACTTAACATAATTTTCCTTTCAAATATACGCGTCTTCAATCTTCGTTCGAATTTCACGTAGAACCTTGATACGATCCTCACAATCGTGAATGTTCTCATCCATCGTGTCGGGGTTGTTTGATGGAAATCTTCGCTCCATCGACAACTTACTTGTCAACCGCATAAGCTCTTCATTGATGGCGACTAAAATCTCTTTCATCATTTGTTCCTTTCAAAATTCATCTGCAACACAACCGAATCCGGTTCGATGGTAACGTTCCATCGTCTCTTTATCTTCTTCAGGCGTCGTTTTTGATCGCGTCAACCTCATTGTTTCTTCATTCAATAAGCCCAACGCTTTCGCAAATCGTTTAACGTGGAACCTCGTTGATTGAGACATTTGTGATGTATCCATGATTTGTAATTCAGTTGCAAGTAAACGTATTGCCGTATAACCAATCTCGAATGTTAGATCCCCACATGAGAACACCACTGGCTCTTCTCCGGCATACATTGCTAGAACTACTTTTTTCTTCATCATTTGTTCCCCTGTGAGTAACCTGTAACTCGATCCCATACCGTTAGAGCAATATACTTTCCATACACTTTTAACGCGATTTTTACCCCACGTTCACCCGCCTCATTTCTCAACTGTTGCGCAAATCGCTTCGCGTCAATTCCAAAGTGTTGTCCTTTCTTTAGCACCATCTGGGGCTTACTGAACCACTTGGTGAATGGATACGCAATCACAACCCGTTTGATGATCCGTACACGCTCTACCTTTTCTCCATACTTATTGGCTTTTTTCATACGCCTTTCCTGAAAGTTACTTCCATACAATGGTTGCCGCACAACCGGGACAACATTTCCACGTACCAGCTAAGCCACGTTGACAATTTGGACATTTGGGTCGACAGCGTTTGCCATCAGTAAATTGCCGCCCCTTTGACACTTCCACTACTTTTACGGTTGTAGAAACAGTTTGTTCTTCCTTTGCTGATGTGACTGCATCTTCCAACCAACCCCAACGAATTAGAGAACAGCAGTTCTCACAGCGACAATCGTAACGATGGAGTTTAGTACTACATTTCGGGCACTTTACTGATTTGTCATGTCGTACATACTTTACATCATACACCACCCCGGACAGTGCGTTTTCTTGTTGTGCAGTTGTGAGTGATTCCAACGATACTATTCTACCGTCTATTAAGATTTTATCTTCTTCTAGTAACATCAATCCCTTTTCGATGCGTCGTTTGGACTGCGCACGAATCAATAAATGGTGTGGTGTACGTGTTGGAGGCTCACAACTCTCTACGGTCTTGAAAATCACATCAGGTGAATTGAAGACAAGTTCACTTCTAAACCTTAACAGGGTGTACCCACAGTCAATCAACCATCTATCACGTCGTTCATGATCAGAATTACCATCGTCTAACTCGACAATTACCTGCTTATTCGCGAACAGGTAGTCAACAATGAACCATCCTATCGTGTGTTGGGGATGGATATATGGACATAAACCCATTTCCTTGATTAACTGCCATAATCGCTTTTCAGCAGAGGTGGGTTTGTTCTTCTTTTCATTGGTGAACTGTAGAGGCATGTTTGTATTCCTTTATTTATATTATTTTAGAGGTATAGATATTACCTTTGAAAACGACCTCCCCTCCCATACAGAATTTGAATGGTAAGGAAAATCGAGTTTTCAAAGGTAACGGATATTACCTTTGGTCGGTGGCGATAACAGCCAGTTCTCATTTCTGAGCGGGACATGCCGACGCGTCCACACCTCCGGCCGACACACGGCCATACATTCAGCATACCACAGTGTTTACATCGTGTAAATTGCAGCCAGCAAAAATACTTTTGCAGTGGGGTTGCATCGCCAAACGGTTTCGGTTATGGTTCACGCCCCGCCGAATGGTTACGCGGGTTTCACATCACAGTTTAGAGGGAACATCAAGCCAAGTCAGTTCAGGGGGTGGTGTTGTGCTGCCCCCATTTCTAGTCTCGTTTGAAAGGATCGTCCAATGGGATTTCGTCGAGGATCACGGTCGAGTCGTGGTAAGAAGGAACAGGTTGAGCAACCATCAGTGGACCAGACAGGTGTTGATGAAGTGAATCGTCAATTTGTCGATTCAAGGGATCAAGGTAAGTTGCAATCAGTACCCACACGAGCGGAACTCTATGCTGCTGAAGTCGTCGCCACGAAAAACGCACGTGAGAAGGAACAGGAAAAGTTGCGTGAAATGAAGGAACAAAAACGTGAGGCATTACGCCGATCACGTCAAGCCGAACGACGCGAACACGCAAACCACAAGCGTCAACAGAGCCATTCGAAAAAGCAACCTGTCAAGCGCCTACTCGACCCACGAATTGCCGTCAGTGGTCAGTCATTTCGCATCGTAGGTAAGAACAATGCAGGTGAAACCCTCTACCAGCCATTGGGGCCAGTTGTCGAAGAACGACGGATCATGCCTAAGTCGAAAAAAGAACGTCGACTACAAACAATTGATGAGATGAGGGAACAGATCTATCGTGATTTAGAGCTACCCAGTGGTGCGGAAAACGTGTCAGTAGAATTTGAAGAACCACAACAATAACAAGGAAGTTACACATGAGAACCGTTAGAGTACCGTCATGGATGAAATCGAGTTTTACTGCCTCTGAGTTGTCAGGGTGGCCTACGTGGGTTGACGTAGGCGCAAGTGCCAGTGAGCGCGAAGCCAAGCAACGTAAACAGAAAAAGTTGCGTAGTCGAGAACCTGTCGAAGTAACCCCCTTACCCGTTTCATTCGTTTTACAATAGGAACAAGATTATGAGTGTTAAGAAAGTTGCACCGAAAAAAGAAGTTGTCACAAAGGCTCCGGTCAAAAAAGCAGCAGTGAAAAAGGCTGGAGCAAAGCCAGAAGTCGATCATGGTAACGGTCGCAAGACGATTTATGAGAAGATCGGGATCATGCTTTATGAGCTTGGTGGTCCACTGGGATTACTTATCGCAGAAAAAGCGAAACTCCTACTTGGTTGGACGGAAGTCGCCGATGATGATAATGCGCCCCTCGATTTCGATTTGAAGGACAACTATGGAACCAAGATTCGGTTACTCAATAACATTACGAATCGGCCATTTCGGGCTGCATTAGCTCGCACATGGGAATCAGAGGTACTCAATAATCGTTGGAATGGTGGGTTGGGTAACGGTCCCAACGGCGAAACGATGATCATCGGTCGTACCGGGTTGTGTCTCGATTGTCAGCACCGTCTGGTAGGGTTGGTACTCGCATGGCAGGAATGGAAAGAGAATGCCGGTAACTGGCCAGAATGGAAAGATCAGGAACCGGCAATTGAATGCTTAGTGGTCACGGGGATCAGTGAATCATCCAAAGTCGTCGACACCATCAATACAGGAGAACCCCGGTCATTAGCCGATGTGATCTTTCGCGATCATCAATACTTTGATGGACTCGTCGCCACCGAACGTGTCAAGGTTGCCAAAGTCGCGGAACATGCCATCCGAATGCTAGGTCATCGTACAGCAGCGTTTGCAGATGCTTTTGCGCCGAACCGAACTCACTCGGAACAAATCGAGTTCCTCCATCGTCATGCCAAACTGTTGGAGTGTGTGAGGTTTATCTATGAAGCCGAAAGTGAAGGGTCGATCAGTAGTGTGTTGCCGCTGGGTAAAGCCGCTGCCTTGATGTTTCTCATGGGTTCGTCAGGTGATACAGGAGAGAAGTACAATGCTTGTGACACCCCCAACGATGGAATGTTGAAGTGGGGGCATAAAGATCTAGCGGAAAAGTTCTGGGAGGCGATTGGTAACGGCGCAAAGTCGATGTTCCCAATTAAAGAAGCCTATTCGGAAATTGCCAAGGACACTAACTCGATCAGTGGCCCAGAGCGATTGGCGGTCATCGTCAAATCATGGAACCTGTTTAGTGCCGGTAAGTCATTGAGTTCCGAAAAGATCATGCCTGATTACACGATGGATGATGAAGGGACGAAGTCATTCGACATGTCACAAACGCCATTGATTTCTGCCATCGACAAGGGCTCACCGAAGAAGACTGACCCAGAAGCAACAGAAACAGAGGAAATTGTTGACGACACACCCGAACAAAAGCAACTACAGAAAAAAGTTCGTGGCGACAAGTTGCATCGACCGATCAAGACCGGGGACCATGTGTGGATTGTGGAAAACCCAATTGAAGCCAGTTGGTCGGCCACACTTGAAGACCTTGCCGGTAAAAACGCCAAAGTGACCGTCGACAATGGATTTGCCGGTGCGGGGAAAATTCAGGTTGTACCCGTAGCCAAGTTAAGATTGATCCAACCAACATAAAATTCCAAAACTTTTTCACTTTTCCTAAACCCTGTTCTGACATGACGTTGGAGCGGGGTTTTCTTTTATTTTGAAAAAACTTGTCATTTTCTTTTAAGCCAGACTTGTTTTAACGCCGTTAGGGTGTATAGTGTTGTTGTCGGGTGGGTTAAACATACTTTGCAATCAAATTGAAGGGGAAATCATGGTCAAGTCAACGAAACGCGATTTGGAATTGAAAGTGGCTCGACTGGAATCACAACTCAAAGCTGTTCGCCACGAACTCGGAAATCTGAATCCGACAGATTTAGTGGAATATATCCCTTGTGGCAAAATCGAAGAAGTGTTTGGCCATCCGTTCGAAGACCAAATCCGTGACGCTGTTTGCAATCAGTTCGATGGGTCAACCGGATGGATCAGGATCGACTTCAGCAACTACGATTTCCCGTTCGAACATCTTTTGTGCAATGTTAGTTACAGTGATGCGGACGGAACATTCGTCAGCAAATTCTGTCGTTTGGCGAAACTGACACGGGACTACGACTACGATTTGAACTGCTGGACCGAGTGGAAGTGATATAAAGACACGGAATAATTGGTCCATTTTTAAGTAAAGAACTCCATAATGACACCTGAACTCACCCCCGCTCAAGTTGCTAAACGTTTGGGTTATCGCTCCTCACGATTTGTCCGCACCATGATCGTTGCTGGAGTGATGCCTGCAACGTGTCATGAATTGCCATCAGGTCGCAAGGAATACACAGTCAGTGAATCACAACTCGCCGAATTCGTCGCCAGTTACCACCCAATCCAACGGGGACGACCGCGCGGAAAACCCATGAAAAGGAGTAATTTGAAGAAATCTTGAAAATTATTTCGGAATTCTGTGATCCACAGTTGCTTTAACGCCGTTACAGTGTATAATCTCGTGTGTCAGTCAACGCAACTCAACCAAAGGAACAAACGATGAAACTCTTAGCCTTTCCAAACATCTTGCGAATGTTTCAAGAAATCTATAGTGACCAACCTTATCCGAACGGGATCACTGGTAGTCCTAAAGTGTCTGCGACCGTACCAGTCAAGTGGGTTGCTCGTTTTGAACAGTGTGAAAAGCTACTTGTCCAACTCGGTGAAAAGACGATTGCTGAAATTGGTGCAAAGTTGTCGGCTGAAGAATTCACCGAGCAAAATATGCAGGTGCAAGAAGCTTGGCGCACACTCGCCTTACCGTGTAATGAAGACGACGTGATTGTCTGTAAGGCTGCTGGCTTTACTGATGATGAAACCAACCTTGTTCGGTCGATTATGTGTGAATGGTTCGATGGCAATGATTTTGAAGGATTGAAACGAAAATGACTCCATCACAAGTTGCCAAACGACTAGGGTATCGCTCAGTCGGTAGTGTGCGAGCCTTGATCGACTGCGGTACGTTGCAAGCCACGTATCAAGTCGTACAGGGCAAACGTTATTACGACATCACCGAAGCTGCCCTACGTCATTTTGAGGCAAACTACCAGCCGATTCAACGTGGCAAACCCCGTGGAATTAAACAAGTTAAGAAAACTTTGAAGAAAAGTTGAAAACTTCACGGAATTACTTGATCTTTATTGGCCAGTGAGCGTATAATCTCATGTGTCAGGTCAATCACTCAAACGAAGGAACAGACAAATGAACAATCCAATCGAACTCGGTTCCCCCAACATGCCGCCAAGAGTTTACAAGAAAACTGCCGCTAACAAGGTTGAAGAAAAACGGTTTCGTGCAGCATTGAAAACACAGTCCGTGAAACTCCTCATTGGTAAATTGCTGCTGGCCGGTGTTAGCGATAACGATCAAATTGCAAATCTGGTTGACGAATTCATTAAGTAGGGGATGACGTTATGACACTACTCCTCACACTCCTCCAACGTGAACTCGATCACCTGACTGCCAAGTTCAAATCCTGCTTCAATCACTAAACTAAGGAACAATGAAATGAAAACGTACACTGTACAAGTCAATAACCCTCCCAAACTCTACAAAAGTGGATTCTTTCCGCGTAAGTACACATACAAGTCACACGCCGTTGCGGCTGCTAAGGCCGCTGTTGCGGCTGGAGCCACTATGGCAAGGGTGGAATGTCCCAATGGTGGTGAACTTGATTTTCGCTCACCTAGTAAAGAATGAAGTTTCTTCCTTACCGCCAGTTGCCTACGGACTGGCGAGTAGGACGCAACTTCGCGTTAGGTCAATTTTCGAAGGAACATAGAATGAACGTATTTGGATTTGCTGTTGGAATTTTCTCGAAACGACTCGCCAAGCCTGAATTGAATCAGGTGCAATCGAACGGCGAGCAAGACGGGGTTGCTGCTGCTGAAGCCTACTGTGATGGATTTATCAATGGCGCTCAAAAGGTGTTCGCTGATCGACTCACCCAGTTCCAAGCGTTGACCGTACAACCAGTCGACGAACCCACACCCGATGAAGTCGAAGTGATCGAGGCAATCAAGCCAGCCTTACCACGACGACCGAAAACAGGGTCAAAGTACCTGCCCACCCGCAACCAGAAGTAGAAAGTTGATCGGTATGTGTCAATATATTCGAGCATGGATTGGAAAGTGTGATGTCCCAGACGAGATAACTTGTTTGGAACACGCTGATCTTAAGTGTGACTCATGTGGCAAGCCTGCAACACATGGATGTAATGAAACAATGGGTCTAGTCTGTGGCGCTCCGTTGTGTGACGATTGCGAGCATGAAACCGCAGAAGACGGTACGAACGGTCGAACTATGAAACATTGCAAGAAAACTGAACAGAAGTACACACCTTGGTACGCTCGACCGTAAACGCGATTAAATGCGTTTTGCCGCCAAGTTGTTAAAACTGGTACGAAACCCTGTATTTTGTTCGAAATGGCGTAAAAACCACCAAAACACACAATAACCCCTCCAGCCTGAAAACTGGTAGGGGTTTTTCGTTGGTACTAATCAAACTTGACGGGCGGTGATACTCGACCTGACCAGTTCTGACGTGGTGGTCCAAGGTGTAGACATTCCCAGTTGGGGCGAATTCGATTCTCTACTTTCCACTTGTCTTGGAAGTGGGTATCACCGCCTTGCGCCGTGGGTAGGTCGAGTCGATGCCACGGTTTTGATCTCAACACTATATCACCCACGTGTAGAATTTGTGTGTAGCCACTACAATGATCTTTCCATGTGGGGCTGTTGTGAAGTGAATGATAAGGGTAGTTCGACCATTCTGATTCTGGTGATACGTGATTGGTGTTGTTACACATCCTACGTAATGGTGAGTAGAGTTTACCGATCTGATACTGAGTGTTGTCAATCGCTTTTGGCCATAACACATCTGAGTCCATAATTGCTAACCAGTCTTGTGGCATGAATGCGTCAAGTCCTGCCTCCAATGCTCGATACTTATTGAAAAGTCCACCATCTTCGTAGAAGCACTTGGTAATATAGAGTTGACAATCGTGTTGTTTGGCGAGTTGTTGAGTTATCGCGTCGTCTGGTGTAGTGACGATCATGACCCGGTTAAAGTGACGACGATTGTACGGTAAGCAGATACTTAGATAATCACCATAATCCACTGACACCAAAATAGCATCCATTAGTGTGTTTTCCTGATCGAGGCACGTGGGATAAACCCACTTGGTTGATAACCCGGTACTTCCACCACCTCTTGAAATTCCTTCACTGGTGGATGTAAGGTATTCCAACCTTTATAAGCGCGATACTGCTGATTAAGTAAACGTGATGTCATTGGATTACCTCCAATTGGCTGTCCGTCTACTCTGGCTTGTGTTCTGCCGAACCAATTCGCATCAACTGGCCCCAAATGGAGTACATTGAATGGCAGACGTTGTGTACGGTTACGTGGCCAGCGTGAATCGAAATAACCATCACAACCTCCAGCATGGGTAAAGCATACGTCATACCACGGCTTTTGAAGGATGTGCCAATCGCTGGCGTTGAATAACTGGAAGTAACCTGACACCCGTTCCGCATCGTTGGCGGGTTTCAGACTCAGCCAGTTAAATTCTGGCTTCCATTGTTTGGGGTCATTGAGTACCAACCGTTGCGCCCCGTAGAGCATACCCACACTCAAGTCGGGTAGTTTGAAATGCTCTGGGAACAGTATGTCAGCGTCCCATATCTGAATCCAACCATCACGACCTAACACATCAAAACCTTCTTCCATTCCAAGTCCCTTGTTAAACTTGGCTCCATTAGCATAGAAGGAATCGGTGATGTGTAATCGACAATCTGGTATTTTCTTTACCAGCTCTTGAGTTCTAATGTCATCGGGTGAGGTCACAACAACACATTCAGATAGAAATCTCATGTTCCTTGGTAGTGTGATTGCTAATAGATCATCAAACCCAACACAAACTACAATTCCTCTAGCTGTTTGGTGTGGCATGGTCACGATTCCTTAATACCGCAAGTGAGCCTGTAACAGTGTAGAACTGCCAGCGGGTTTTGATACAGAAGGCATGAACCGCATTAGTTACGTCACGATGGTTAGGATCACCATAGTCATGGACTGCAATGAATCCACCCTCTTTAAGTAACTCAACAGACGCATAAATGTCCATTAAACAACTTTCGTAATGATGGTCCCCATCGATGAAGACAACATCAAAACTGGCGCTACTGTCATGCTTCAAGTAGTCGGTAAAGTACCCTTTGAAAAGAACCATGTTCTCACGTTGGTTCCGTTGCCAGTACTCATACGTCGCTATGGGATCACAAAAGGCATCAATACACACAATTGACGCTTCGGGTCGGGCAATTGCAACTTGATGCGCAGTACCCCCGTTAGCCGAACCAATTTCCAACATCGTCCCATTTTTGGGTAGCAAGTAAGTGAGCATCCCCTCTTCTGATAAGGTGGTATAGATTGCTCCCGAAACACCCGGCGCAAATCGAGGGAACTCAATAGGACTGACAACGGCATAAATAAAGCGTTCATGTTCCACGATTTGAACTGTAGTAATGAGTTGAATACACAATCCTACCTGATGAATGCAGTTACTCAATGTTTCCACTGTGAAGAAGCAGTCGTGATCGGGGTTAATCAGGTCTGTGCCTTCTGGCACAAGCAGTATGATTCGTCCTGTTGGTGACAAATGACGTTTCATCTTTTCGAGAGCACTGATTGGATCAACAATATGTTCCAACACGTGCGCAGCCAGTATCAAATCAAATTGACGTGACTCGAATTCAACATCTTCAAATCTACCGGCAATCGCCTCGACATTGAACTTCTTATTGAGATAATTACACACCCACTTCGAAGCATCTAACCCCGTATATTCGAACCCGAGTTGAATCAAGTGACTCACGTAGGGACTGACACCACAACCAATTTCCAGTAGTCTTTTTCCATTGGGTAAATCAAAATCAACAATCTGACTCAGTAGCTCCTGTACATGATTTGTCTGGTTGATTTCGTTGGCATCACTTAGCGTTCCCAATCGTCGATAGTAACTACTATCTATTTCTTCTGGCAACGTGCGAAATGGTCTGTGACGTTCGCAGATCTTTTCTCGGACGATCAACCCAGTCTCGGGTGAGGTTGTGTGCTGACAGTCACAATTCATATTGCATCTCCTGCTAAGACAGAAGAGTTCTCGATGTAGTTCGTAGCAACTGCTAACGCACCTTCCTTGAGTTCCCCGCGGTTTGTGATGAGTTGTACCAGTCGATCCTTATCCTTGGGTTTATAGATTGACTTGTGTGTTTCACTAACCTGTTCTGTTTCCCCGCCAATCGCCAATTGACCATATCCCTTTAACGGAATGCCACATCGACGACAATGGTACTTAACCTGTTCAGAAAATTCCGTCATGGGCTTACGCCACCAGCCGGGAGTCACTTTCATTCCCGTATCCGGGTAGTCAGGTTCGTTTTGATGGATCATCGCTTGAGCGCCCATGAGTTCACACACCCAAGCGCGTAGTTCTCCTCGAAAAACGCCGATCAATGCCGACCAGTGTTGATTCACATCACATGTTGCTGTGTTCTGCCAGATTTCCTCTTCACTCAATCCAACGTCCTGCATAGCGACAAAGGGGGGACCATGTCGTGAGTCACTGTCGAGTCCTTTGAGATAGGGTTTTGCTGCTACCCAGTCCGTGGCGAATTCATCGTGTGCAGCTTGATCCAAATGTACGTTTAGATTAGACACCTTGGGATTGAACGTGATGGCGCAGATAGCTCCCTTACCTAATGGGTTATTAGACCATAAGCCCCGTTGTTCAAATGGGATCTTTTCACGCATGATACGACAGAGTTTGTCGAATTGGGGGTGGATACAGGGATTCCCCCCGAACATACCTACTACACCAAAATAGCTTTGAAGAGAGTCGCATGCTTCTGCAAATTGATCCACGGTAATCATCATGGGTTTACCGCCCAAGTTACTCCCTTGTGTACAGTGGAAGCAACTTTTATCGCATCCTCGCGTAACTAAGATTTGTAGAATGCCACCACGAAAAATTCCCGGTCGACGCATACCGGGTGAGACCATTTGCGCAATCGCCTGTTGTTCGTTCATTTGTCACTTTCTAAAAGTTGATTGAGATACATTCTCGCTTCGACTAACTTGCCCGCAATCACCTGCCTCGCCCAACGATCTAGCTGATTTAATCGTTCCTTTCGTTCGGGACAATGACATTGTTTACCGAGCCATTGTGATACCCGCTGATCGGTAATCCCCACACTCTCTAAGGCTGTTGAAACCGTGTCGCCCAACATGTTTTTATGGTGTTTCAAAAAATTTTAACCCATTTCGGCCGAGTTTACGTTATACGTGATGTGGTCAGGTGCTTTACACTAAAGGGACATCATGAAAGAACTCGTGTGCATCATCCTTATGGCTTACGGATTATTGCTGGCGTGCGGTGTCAAACCCAGTCAGTCAACAGCCGACAGTCAGGTTACTGTAATTGGTGACCCTGCGGGCAGTCATTCCACTATCTGGTCGATTGATAATGTCTGGCATGAGTCAAAGCATTATGATGTGAAGGGTAGAATGTACGCCCACTCCTATTGTGATCAGCAAAACAGAATTCATACAATCTATTTTGACGTTGAAACTGGAAAAGTCTCAGGTCACAGTTTGAGATAGTAACGTTCTTGCGTCAAATTGCTCGCCTCGAAATGAAATCGACTTCAAATGTTGTGGATTACCCATACTCGATTGTTCACCGATGTGTTGGACAAGCGATGGATTATGCACATACTCAGTCCATCCTTCCTGTCTGAAGGCTTCCACCACACCCCCGTCTATGGCTTTGTGTCCACGTTGTGAGTTCTGTACACGTTCAATCATGTGTGGGCGAGATAACAGAAACTTGACGGCAGTATTGTCGAAAATCAAGGCAACTGCCCCTTTACCATTCTGACAAGCTGGATAGAACCCGACTGTGTTTGGGTCGAGTGTGGGATGTGTCTTAGTACCATTCATCACCCTATTAGCGAGTTGATCAGGCTGATTGTGTGGGAATGTGTACAAGTTCCAATAGCCTTTTTCCGGATACTGTACCTGTTCCAAGTATCCTCTTAAACCAACGTATGTCACGAAGTCGTCTTGGAACATGGCGTAACGGTCGGCGAATGGATCTCGAATATAGAGTTCTAACAAACCCAATAACCAGTTACCATAACTGCGAATCACTTGCGCCCGATGAGTCATCTCTAGTCCAAAGCGTTCGAACCCGCGATTATCTCCGTCGATGAACAAACGAGGTTTATCAAAGCCTCCTCGTTTTAGTGATTCTAATGTTGTTTGCAATAGACCGTTATGTAGTCTCTCAATTACCGTTGTAACACCGTAAGCCCATTTCATTTCTGAATTCCCGGATTGAACTGCCGTTGTCTCAACCACGTCTTTCGACAGCAATGGATTAGGAAACATATTATTCAACTTTTCTTGTCTCTTACCACAACCACCACACGGTTTGACCATTCCAAATGTGGCGAACTTGATGCCACTCGCCAGTAAATCACCTAAGCCTCTCATTGCCATAATTCCACTGGCTGATGCCTTAGCGGGTTGAGGCGCGGGCTTAGGCGAGTCATTGATAATCGGATCAAGCCCCCATAGTCGTCGATAAGCGTTATGAGATTGTGGACCGTCTAACGGTAATTCTGTCTCACACCGACAGATAGCCTTCAAACGGCCAGTGAATTTTTCACACTCTGGGAAGTTATTATCACTCATGCTGTGATCGTCACCGTGATAAATGTGGTCGTGATAGGATTACACACTGGATCGGCAAAGATTCTCATGGTAGAGATACCATTGAATACGAGAATAAACGGCGAACAACTGAACATCGTGGGAGGATCAAAAAACACTGGATCAATCCCTGTCACGTCATGGTACTCAAAGGAAACAACTCCCTCACTGAACTTCAAGTTGAAATAGACTGTTCTTGATGAACCACCCCCGATACCCTGATCTGGTGTTACAACCTTTGCCCTCCATGAACCACAACCATCCCACACAAGTTGTATGTTATAACCGTTGATCCCCGGACAGTCTGATGAGACGGTCAAATTCAATGTCGTCGGAATATTGTCAGAACACTTGCATACGGCAACTTGTGGGGTTTCACCAATATTCCTCATCCCGCATGCAAACGCTGCTACGGTAACATTGCAAGCTTCGGGCGTGCCTTGGTGCAAAAAGAATGACGCTTGAACTTGCGTATTGAATAATGTTGGAGGGGGGTCAGGACAATTACCGTCTTGTCCGTCTTCACCGACAGTACCCGTACTGGGTGGGCATGGTTTGAGGCTCGGTAATCCAACGTTGGTCAGTCCAAATTCTCCCTCACACGGCACCCCCCTAAGCCATCTATCACTTGTACTTCCTTCAAAGCTGATGATAAACGAGTAGAGTTCAGTCCCGGTTCCCGTAGGGCTTGTATGGAACGTGATATGAAATCCACAAAACTGGTCAGGGGCTTGCGCAAGTTTGATCGTTGTATAGACCGTGACATTGGCACATGGTATTGGTGGACCAATCCACTCCCGTAACACGGAATCGAACAGAAATAACTCGGTATTCGAACAGTGGCATAAGACTGGTTCAGGATCACCATTGGGTAGAAAGTAGTTAGGAGCATTGCCCTGTACATTTACTGAGAGAATGCCCGGAATACAAGTCACGCAAATACAGGGTGAACAGATATCACATGCTTGTGGATTTGCGACCATATGACCATAGCGACTAATCGTCCCTTGATACCGATTACCTCGATTATCTGTAAGATCGAAAGTCATATCATCAGGCAGGACTCCATCAAATTTGAGTAACGGCTGAAGGATGTCATTTAGAAAAATGCCGACCTGAGTGTGGCAACCACTATCGTCTTTAGTAAGTACAGCGATAATGGAAAATGGCAGTCTACCCGTGATCAAACAAGTTGCATTGCCTGCCCAACCCCCTCCAAATGCTTCCCCGACAGGACAACTGAACTTCATCAGCATGTCATAACCACAACAATCAATATCACTCCCTGTCCCCGTAGACGATGGAGTAATGTTGACCTGACAACACAAGTATTTTGGTAGACATCGCTGGCATGAGGCACAGTCGAGATTTAGAATATCGCAACTCTGACAAGGTTTGATCATGGGTTAAGCACCACAGTTCATACCAAGACCACAGAACGAGATAATCGACCAGTAGCAAGATGGACGGATAAGCTGATCACACCCCGTATTACGATTACTAGACTGCATCTTGACTGCTTTACCACGAGAGTTCACCAAGAGTTGAACGTTACCCACGAGATAACAGCATTCATCGTCGTAAATTCTAACTGGTCCGGGTGGGATTACTCCACCGCAAATCGTACCAATTGGGTCCGCAAGTGCCAGTACGTAAGAAATCTGGTTCGCTGTACCAGTTCCAGTACCCGTACCTGTATGGCTTGCACAGAGGACGCTCGTCAAGGTGAATTCAATGATTTGCGCACCACTACCGCCCGGAGAACTAACGACAGCATACCACCGGCCAGATTTGTCACGAGTCACCAGCGTCCAATCCTTTGGTAACGGTGATGCTGACAAGTTATAGACAGGTTTGGTAATCCCCAGTTTTTGAAGCGTGTTATTCGATTGATTCAGTCGATAGATGTCACACATTGCCATACCCGGTCGATCACCGGGACCAGCAATATCACCTGGACAACCTGTTGTACCTGACCCCGTGCCTGTATCCGAATCTGTACCTGTACTACCTGACTCGTCTCCAAATGTCCCCGTCCCTGTCGTTTCCTCACGAATCAAACCTGGAATACCTTCACATGGTATTGGCAGCGCAACGTAGGTTTCAGGGGCTTGATGTGTACTTAAATCATCTTGTCTGTATGGACTACTGATACGTTGGGATTTGTACCCACGGACCATTTCTCGAAGTAACGCGACATCGGCATCACTCAGTAGATTCAAACCGCCTTGACTAGGCATTCTACATCCTGTCTAATACTCTTCGAGGTATCAGATTACCCCGGAATGATGGAGACCATGAATTTTGATCCACCGATATTACTACTCACCTGCACACTGAATTCTTTAGCAGGTGTAAAGAAGAATGATTCCAGTGGTGGTATCTTAATCAGTGCCTCGCTTGCACCAAAATAGACAAGTAGTTCGGCTTGTTTATCACGGTTGTCAATATGGATCAAGCCAATCGGCAAGCCCTTCAACCAACCCAAGTCAATGGGGGAGGGTTTTTCAGTCGATTTCATCAAACGTTGATAGAGTTGTTCATCAGTCGTCAACACACGACTACAACGAGTTTGCAAGTCCTGTGCTTCACCGCCGTGAACTTGATGGTATACGGTGGAGACAATGGTCAGTCGATGGACCACGGTTGATTGTGGTCGAATTCGTGTTTCTTCATCAGGTACGTGTATTTCGTCCATTATGTATCAACTTTCTAAATGCTTATAGACTTGTGGGAATTCCAAGTAACAGAAAATTGCTCTGCGGATAATAACTCACGATGATATTACCTGGACCATACTGACCGCCAGCGTTTGCAGTGTACATAAAGTCCCATTTCACCGTGCCGTCTGAGATGTTTGTACCTGTACCTGTTGGTCCTGCCCCACTTGAATTAGATGTGCCATCAAACACACACTTATAGACGTTACCCGTGATACTGCCGTCACTACCCGACCATAGAGATGGATTAACAACAATCGTACCGCGTCGATATTGAGTACTCTGTGCCCACAACAATGGAGCATTACCAACGCTGACAGGCTCACCGTTACCATCGAGGATTGCCCGACCAATTTCCCCATTACGATCTTTATACCGGGTAAAGTGTTGGGGATTGTTGCGGTCAGGTGCAATTTTCGCTCCACTGGCTGTAATGATTGGTAACAACTTCCAATCACTTTCGGGCGGTAGGGCGACACCGTTGCGCCATGTCAGCATATCCGCATTCGTATCCCCCGGTAATCTCCACTCACCGTGTAACGCTTTGAATCCTTCATCCATCAAGCTGCGGTCAAAGGTGTTCCAATCAATATCGAATTCAAGGTTCTGTCGATAATAGAACGTACAGACACCATAGAGAATCCGCTCGAATGAATAGTTACTGAGTTTCACACACCGGCGAGCCATACCCCACAACGTACTGTCATTGACCGTATCTACAAATGTAGAGATTGTACCTAAGTTTAGAGCACTGACGTTCCATGAGATCTTGACTGACATCCGATTGAAATCAAATTCAACACCAGCCCCATGTACTTGTTCTAATGAACTGGATCGTATCTGATTCTGGTAACGATCATACGCCACTTCCTTGGTATACTTGACAAAGTTACCCGAGATGATGAACGGCTCAGATAGGGGGTTTTCAACTTGGGTGACGTTACACCGATGCATCGGCTTAGTTGAGAACTTCTGTTGTACTTTCCAATACTTTTGTTTCTCACCATCTTTTTGTGAAAGATAATCCACCTTCATCGTAGGCCAACAGAACGCCCACGTATCGTTGTCATTACCAAAGACCCACATATCGCCAATTTGAGGCAGGTCAGAACAAGCCATCACAGTCGATGGACCGTCAAGTGTATCTGTCGTTGTGACCTGATGCTCTACGGTCCATGTACGATGACCGTCGTCGTCACGTTCACCAGACCACATACGACGCATCAAATTGCCATTACCATCTAAGGCTGTTGCAGTCATGACTGACCACCTCCGGTTGTCATTGTCATTTAGTCACCTTTTTGGTAATTGGCAGGCGTAACACGTCGTGTGCGTCCCGTTTTGGTGGTTTTTAGGCGTTTTGGGCGAAAATATGGGGTTAAGTATCGTTTTTTGACAACTTGGCGTTAAAACGCAAATTTGGGGCTTACGAAATCAAGCTGCCCGCCTTGATTTCGATTGGTGGTGGTTCACCGGCCATCGTTTCACTAATACTCTTGATCGGTCCAAGTGCCTCAAGGATCTTATCCAATGTCTCATTTGTCTTATTCGCTGCAACTAGACCGGGGTTCAGTGTTGCTGATTTATCTGCTCCAGCCAAGTAATCACTGACATGTGCTGCTGCTTCACGAGTACCAACCATCGCGCTATCGAGTAGACCCACTGGACTGCCTTCCGCATGGCGAGTTGCTTTGTTGACTAATTTATCCCGCTGCTCTTGAGTTAATCGACCTGCTTCAAACTGTTTATCAATCTCGGCGATTTCACGCTGTAGTTTTTCACGTGGGGTACGAATCGAATCAAGCATCCCCTGTACTGGACCTAGTAGATCCTCTTGAGCATGTTTGTTCAATTTGTCGAGTGTGTTTTTGGACAATAGCCCTTGTGAGAACATGGACTGCCATTTATCCATCTCCTGACCCATTTTGACCCGAGCACTATCCATCGAGTCAGCGAGGGCATCCGCTTCAATTCGCTGGTCAGAATGTTTACCACGAATATCCGCAATGGCTTTTTTCAATCGCAGTTCATTTTCCAAACTACTGATGAGTTTCTTATTTTCCTGAATCTCTTCCCACTTCGCCTTACTCATGCCTGACGCCATCATCCGAGCCTTAGTCAATGATGGATCAAGTTCTTCTTGCAGCTTGCGCAACTGGTCACGAGTCGATGTAAACATCTCGTTCGCGCCTGACTTCTCGTTACCAATCGCAGCCAGTTCACGATTGACATCATCCTTCAACTGTCGAGCACGTTTGACACTGAGTGCAGCCCCCCAATCTCCTTCGAGTTTTCTAAGTGTCTTACGCAGTTCATTAACCTGTTTATCCACTTCGGAGAGTTCAGGCGTCATCGTCTTGATGCCTAACGCTCGATTGACTCCCTCATCTGCTAAAATCGCATCAGCCTTTTTCTCACGATTGAAACCCATACCGCGAAAGTTCATTTCCCGAGCAAACCGATTTAATTCCTTTAGCTTGACATCAATCGCGTCGATCACTTCACCAGCTTTACGGTTATCCATTCCCTTGACTTCATTCGCCACTTCCTTGATACCATTTGCCGCCTTCTTAGCATCATCAGCAACTTTGGCGAATCCTTGTGAAATCTGGTAGGTGGCTGTTGCTGCGAGAGCTAACCCCGCTGCCAATTGGACCCAACCCTTTGGTCCCTGTAAAGCTAAAAGTATGGCTTGAGAAATGGCTGCTCCCTTGGTTGCTGCTGTGTAGACACTCATGGCTACACCGGCCGCATAAATGGCAAGTTTCAGTGCAACCATACCAATTAGGAACTTGGTTCCCTCGATCACGACAATGACGATGTACTCGCCATAGACTTTCATGTACTTGGTGGCTTCTTGTAACCACACAATCGTATCTGCCATGATCTTCTTGATATCAAGATGCTTGATTAACTGTTGACCGATTTCAGTTAATAGGACAGCCATTTCATCTTTCACTGTTGACCATAGACCAGTGAAAGTTCTTGACTGTTTATCCATCATGCCGAAGAATCGACCACCTTCAGCCGTTGCACTTTGAAATGCACCTTTCAACATGTCGATGTTGATTTTGCCATCGTGCATTCGTTCAGTGAGTTCAGACATATTCTTACCACTGGTTCTTGCCATCTCCTGTAAGGGATTGAAACCCCAGTTAATCATCTGGCGTAAGTCGTCACCCGCTACTCGCCCCCTAGCGGACATTTGGGCAAATGCATAACTCAGTCCATTGAGTTTGTTCTGGTCTCCTGCCGACACATCACCCAACATCCTC